AAATTATTTGATAAAGTAGGAAGCGCATTGTCAGGGATAGCTTCTTTAACTCCTATTATGTCTAATCTATTTACTGGTAGACCTGAAACAGTTGATGCAGTATATAATCCTTATGCTACTAGTATTAGTAATACGATGCGTAGACGTAGATATGATATTAGTCCTGCTATTGAAGATTTAAACCGTAATAGAGCTACTAGTAATTATAATGCTAGTCAGATTAATACTAGTACTGGAGCTAATTTAGCTTATAGATTACAGTCAGCTGTTAATACTGACAGAGCTATAGCTAGTTTAAGATCTCAAGAAAGTAATGTTAACAATCAGTACTTAGGTGATTATGCTAATACTATGAATAGTTTAGGACAGCAATGGGTTAATGCTACGAATATGGCTAATGCTCAGAATAGAGCTACTGCTAGAAATATACGTAGGACTGGTTTAAGTCAGTTAAGTCAATGGGCTCAGAATAGAGAGTTAATGCGTAATCAGAACGCTAGAGATATGGAAATGTGGCCTTTGTATCAAAGATTTTTACAAGCTGGTTTTACTGAGGATGATCTCAGAGCTATGATGAATTCTAATCGTAGTACAATAAAAAGAAAAGGAGGTAAATGATGCAAGCTAATAGATACGATAGAGCTGCAGAAGCTCCTATAATGAATACCTATGTACCAATTAATTTTGGTGAATTGTATAGAATAGGTTAGGCACAAAGACAAGCTGTTGAACAAGCTGCTAATGAATTTACTAATACTGTTAGTAAGTTTGGAGAATTTCAATCTCCTTCTGCTGTAGATACTTAGAGATACTACGAGAACTCTTTAGGAAAGATAAGAGACTTAATAGACGAAGCTGCTACTAATCCGGATGCTATGAAGGATGCTAACTTTAGAGCTAGATTGAATTCTCGTATTGCTAATCTTGATTATGCTACTCTTAGTAATTTAAAGCAAAGTAGAGAAGGAATGCTAGCAAGACAAAAGGCTATTTAGGAATTAATGATAAAGGGGTTGTATAATCCTCTTTGGCATGATGTGGATTTCACTAACTATAACACATTAGATAGTGGAATATTTAATGACGTAGCTCCTTTAGCTTATAAATCTGAAGTAGACTTAGTGAGACCATATGTAGATAATCTGAAAGCTAGTTTCATGGGAGTTAAAGATGGATGGATTCATCAAGGAGTTTCTACTGATAGAATAGATTATGAAATACAAAGAAACTTATCTAGTATATAGAATACTCCAGAATATCAAAAGCATTTAGAAGTATTACAAAGACAAGGTCTTAGTAGACAGGATGCTGAAGAGCAACTTAATAGAACACTTATTACAGCAGGTAGAGAATTTGCTTATGACCAAGCAGAACGTGATCCAATGGCTGTAGCATTAGCTAGAAGAGCAGGCGCAGGAAGTCAACAGAATCGTTTACTTAATCTAACTGACCAATTAGAGTTAACAGCAAGAGATACTTTTGCTTCAGCTTTAAAAGATGCACCTACAGTTCAAGATGCTAGAAAGAAACTCAATGATATGTTTACTCTTAGTGCTAAAACTAATAACAGTTTAAATAGTGCAATTAACGATGTTATTGGAACTTTAAGTAGTGGTATAGGTGCTGAGGCAAACGAAGTATTAACTGCTCAAGGAACTCAGACGGGTAAGATGACTTCTCAAGGTTGGAGAGTAGGTAATTCTTCTTCTGAGTTCTTACTTAGAAAACGTCTTGCTGAGAATTTAATGGATAGAAAGATTGGTAGTAGTAGTAAGTTACAAGATGATTTTGAAAAGGGGAAGTTTAAGAATTTCTTAGTAGCTGGAACTCCGAATATTACTACAGATGGTTCAAACATATTCCATAATAAATACATTTTTATTCCTAAATCAGAAATAGATAAAGGTAAATATACAGCTAGAGATCTAGCAGAAGTACAAGGAGATTGGGTAAATCTCGACGAAGATCAGGTAAGAGTAACTGAATCTACAAATGATTATGGTGAAACTAGAACTTCGATTAATACCGCTCTTAAACAAGGTACTTATTTAAGAATTCCAGTAAGTACGGTTGTACCCAGACGCGGTTTAGAAGCAGTTGAGAATGATGCGTTACATGCTAAGAGTAGAAACATAGGACAAGACATTAGAGATGTAATGCAAGCTCAATCTGAAAGTAACAGACTATTTTAATATAATATTATGAGTAGACAATAGAACTATACTCTAGGTAAAAATACAGATAATAATATCGCTAGTGAATACCCTAATTATACCTTACAAGGTGATTATGGGTATTCATACGGTTCTAGATCAGATTATTACCAAAGAAGATTAGAAGATAGAGAGAACGATATAAACTACGATAATAAAACTACTAATGAAGATTCTACAAAAGATAGTAAAAGTAGAATATCTAATTGGTGGACATCTAGAAGTATGCCTGAATTACTTCAGTCTAGTGAAGACGCAGATGATAAGGATAAGAATATCACTGTCCTAGACTATATGTACGATGAAGCTGAGAAGTCTGGAGACATAAAAGCTTTAGATGTATATCGTAGTTTTATGGAAAAGAAGGATCAATCTAAATTAAGTAGATTATAGAATGAAGTTAGAGAGGGTGAAGCTAACTATTTAAATTCTATTAATCTAGCTAAAGATTATCTTACAAGTAAACAAGAATTAATTGATTTACAAAGATAGATTGATTCTGCAACAGATTGGACACCTACGCAAATTCAATCAGCTCAGAATAGAATAATTGAACTAGAAGATAATATTAAGAATATAGAAAATGGTGTAAACCAATTAGATTAGAACGGTAACATCATATATCATCAACCTGGTTTAAAAGAGCTAGCTAGAACTAATCCGTATTTACAGGATATATTCTATGAGACTAGACCTGGTAAATTATTCAGTACTGATAAATTTGGTTCTGTAACAGACTTATGGAAATACTATAGTTTCGACTGGCTAGCAGAAGATTATATTGGTGATCTTAATCCTGGTAATAACTTTAAGCATTTACTAGCTAATGACGGTATAAACGATGCAATCTTTGGGAGAACTCATCAACTATCTCCAGATCAAATAGAATATATGTGGAGTAGTAAAAACCAAGGCAGCAATTTAGCAAAGCAGATTGAACAGCTTAATAATGCTGAAAAGGTTGTAAGTTCTCGTTTAGCTGATAAAAATCAGCAAATACAAAGTATGATACATACTTTAAAGCATGGTAATTGGTTATACAATCCAAGTAAGATATCTACTGAATTCAGAGAAAGACAAGAGAATAATCAAATATCTGCATTTAATCCAGAATCTTGGATTTATGCATTACCAGAGTTAGGTACTAGTTATTCTGAATTTGAGGCTATGTTAGGACAATTTGGTACTAGTATGGCCGCTAAATGGGCATCTAAAGCTGCCATGGCAGCAGGTTCTGGTGGTACCGCTCCTTTGTTAATAGGCGCAGCAGAATTAGCCACACAAGCTGCGATTACTAATTATACTCGTAATTCAGAAACTCAAGCTGAAGTATTTGATTCATTTAAGTAGAGAGTATTAGAAGGCGCAGATTAGATGAGAATTAATCTTCCCAGTGTAATACAATCTGCCGATGAGTAGCTAAAAGCCAGAGGATTTGATACTTCTGAAATGACAGATTATGAAGTATTAGAAAACGCTTTATCACAGAATATAATCACTCCCGACGCTAATTTTAATTAGCTAGTAAATGATTCTCAAAAAGGTCTAGATGTAGTTAGATAGACTAATCAAGCTTTAATGTTATCTGACTTAGCTCAAGGTATGTTTATGTTTGGTGGTTCATATATGAAGAACTACTTTGGATTATAGAAAGCTGCTAAAAGAGCTGTAGGTAATCGTAATATATCCTCTGGACTAGAAACTGCTGTAATTGATAGATTACGTAAAGATGATTTATATGCAGCAGCTGATGGTATTATAGATCGTACTATTGCTAGAGCTGTAGATAAAGCATGGAAAACTCCTGGAGGTAAAACTAGAGCATACAATGCTATAAGTAATCTTACCAATATTGGTAAGAAACTAGGTGTTTCTTATTTCATGCAAAAGACTGAAGAAGGTCAACAAGGAGTAGTAAGTAATTATTATAGAACTGGTAAGTATGATAATGCTGGAGATTATAGTCTGTTGTAGGGGGCTGCTAATGCATTAAAATTGGCAGGAGAAGCGCATATGGCATACTATGGTATTCACCCAGATGAGAATCTAAATGGTGATGCTGATTTACGTAAATCTATGGATATAGGTGGTTTTACTGGATTATTTATGTCTGGAGTATTTAGTTCACCTGACGTATATAGTGCTACTGCTCAATATCTTACAGATAGTAATCTGAGAGGTTATATTGCTGACGGATATGGTAATGCCGAAAGACAAAATAAAGTAGAGCAGTTTATGAATGCTGCTAGTTCTGATGGGAGAAAAGGTTATTCTAGAATAATCAATAACTTAGAAACTCTTAAGGATAAATTTAAACCTGAAGGTGTTACTAATGAAATGATTGATGAAGACATAAGATTAGTAAACAACATAGAAAGATTATCTAATAATAAGTCTTTACGTAGTATAACTGATGAACTAGGAATAAATAATGATGACTTTATATCTGTAGTAAAAAATGCTGTATATATTCAAGATAGATTAAAATATGCTAGTGAAGCATCTGAAGCTTCTACTAGAGAAATAGAAAGTGTTATTCAGAAAATAAGAGAAGATGCTGACTTAAAAGAAGAAATAAAGCAGCATTATTCTGATTATTTAGCTCGCTATGATAAAAAACGTAGTGATAGAAGAAGACAGATAGTTAATGATTTACCTGCATCTGATATTACTTCTAGAAGTAAAAAGGAATTATCTGAATACGTAGACCAATTATTAGGTGAAAGAAGTGTACTGTCTGAAGAAGAGTATGCTAATGAATTCATGGGCAGAATGGTTGCTGTTCAAGATTACAACGACTTACTTACTCTTAGAGATGAACTTAATTCAAGAAAGCAGGATTTACAAAGACTAAAAGAGGATAAGAATTTAGATGTAAATGTAGATGGTATATCTGGTATTATAAAGTATGTAGAATCTCAGATAGAAGAACGTAAACCAGTTATACAGCGATTCTTAGGAGAAGAAGTAGGAGAACAGGTAATGGATCTTGGATTATCTGTTCCTTTTGCAGATCAATTATCTGTAGCTACCATAAGTAAGTATGTTAATGATGGGGCAAGAGCTGATTTATTCGCTCATGCTTTAGCATATACTACTGGAAAATATGTAGGTGATACTAGATTGTATAAACCTACTTATAATAATCTTACCGAAGAACAGCAGAAGCAAATACTTACTAATGAGATGTAGGCAGACAAGATCAACGGTAAGACTAGAACTTCTGATTAGATTATATAGGATTATGATAACTCTGTAAATGAAGAATGGAATAAAGATGATAAACTTGCTGACTAGGATTTAGTACAGCGTAAAAGAGCTATGTCTGTTATTCAGAAAGATTTACAGCGTAAAAAAGATCAAGAGCGAGTAAGTAGAGAGGAGATAGCTGAAGATACTGGTAATTTAGCAGATATAGAACAAGGAACTCCCAATACTGAAACAAAAGCTCCAGAGGTTGCTCCTATGGATGAAGTAGAGGAGGTTACTATACCAGATGTATAGATAGCTGAATAGGAAATAAGTAGTCTAGAAGATCAACTAAATATGTTAGAGGAAGCTATAGAAGGCTCTCCTTTACAAGATAGAGTAAGTGTAGATGAGGTGGAAGCTGATGTGGAAATGGATGGTGTTACTAATACTAATCAAGATATAGAAGATGAAGTATAGATGCAGAATCCGGCTGAAGAAGTTACATCAGTAGAACCTACAGATATTGCTGAAGAGGCAGAAGAATAGCAAACAGATGATTCTACTGCTGAAGAGTCTTAGGGACAACAGGAGGAAGTAGACGATGCTCAATTTGCTCCTGCTGAGGAATCACTACAGGACGAGGAAGAAGGATCTGCAGAATAGCCTACAGTAACAGAAGTAGAAGATACTCCTGCAGCTTCAGATATTGCTCCTCAAGTAGAGAATCCGGTAAATATTACAGAAGTAGAAGACACTCCAAAATCTGATGAAATTTTTTATGATGCTTAGAATGATTAGCTAGTGTACATGCCTGATGGTAATCCTGAAAACGGAATACCTGTAAATGACCAAGATATATTAGAACAATCTGCATTTGAAGAATCATGCGATTTTGATTCCAGATTGTAGGGCCCTTCTTCATATTATAATAGGTCTACTAATGGTTGGGTAGCTGCTAGAAAGAAATTCAGAAGATTACATATAGCTAATACTTTCTTCTTCCAGCCTAATACAGATGAAGTTATGCCTATTACTGTAGCTGGTAAATCTGTAAAGTTTGTAGGTAAAGATGGTGGTAAAGTTGATAGAAGACCAGGTAGAGAATTAGCTGATAATTTAGCTATTCCGGGATGGTTATCAACTGCTGATGATATATACTTTGTAGTTACATCCTTTAAACATGACATGTCATTTGATAGTGCTATAGATAATTTAGCTATTCACGTGATGATAGAGAAGGATGGTAAACTGTATAATGCATCTGTTAGAGCAATCAATTAGAGTCTGTATGACCGTATGAGAGATACGGAAATGACTTAGGGTGAAATAGATGAGTAGATATAGAAGTTAAGAGAATTGAGAGCTAAGATAATTAAGGCTTACGCTCCAGAATATTCTACTACTAAAACATTACCATTAACTGCTAGGAAGCATGTTAAACCTGTAGGAATAAGAATAAGTAACGGTCAGCTTGATAATCAAGTAGATGAGGCAGGATTACCAAAGTTTAGAAAGCTAACTGAAGTAAGTGATTTTGGTATAACAGAAGATGCTATTGCTATGTCTGAACAAATAACTAGTGGAGATATCCAGTTTGGATATGGTACGGGCCCATTTGGTGTTGATCCTTTCTCTATAGATGATATGTTTACTAGAGATAAGACTGAAACACAAGGTATAGGTTATGCTGGTAAAATATACTTTATACCTAAACCTGAGAATACTCCTTCTGGTACTGCTACATTGCCTATTATGTTATCTGAGGAATTGCATAGAATATCTGGAGTAAACAATCCAGAGCAGGTTAAATTAGCCTTCAATGCGGATGGCACTCAAAATGTAGATGAGCAAGGAAAGCCCATTACTCCTTCTACTGCTGAGTTAATATTTAATATTATTACTGGTCGGACATCAGTAAGAGGTTCTAATGCTAAGGTAATTGATTCTTTCTTATTGTCATTATTAGCTAATAGTGGCTCTAATACATTTACTAATGGTTTAGAAGGAGTAGAAAGAGTTAAGTATAATTTCTTAGTAAGAAAGCAATTAGGTATATATACTGATGATAAAGGTAATAGATTCTTTGTTAACGGGTATCATAGTGAAGATGCTACTGTATATACTCAAGATGGTCCTAGAACTGAAAAGAGATTCAGTACGCAATTTACTAACTTAGCTACTTTAACAGATTTTGAAAAGAGGAGAATAGTATTCTAGATTTCATAGAATATACACTGGAATACTGATAAGGACGTATTAATGTCTGAATTCCCTCAAGAATTTATAGACTTATTGGTATCTATAGCTAATAGTTCTCCTAATCTAGTAAAGGATGAAAACAGTAGAATACCTATATTCTCTAAAGACTTAACGTTTTCTTTAAAAGAAATAGGTTATACTTTTAAAGACGGTAAGGCTGAAAAAGTATCTGATTCTCCTTTAGTAATTACTTGGGCTATTAATAATGGAATATTAAAGACAGATTTAGGTGAACATGCATTTTATGCTCCATTTATATATGCAGATGATGCTACAATAAATAGAGAAGAATTATAGAAACAACAAGACAAACCTAAACCTACTGTTAATACTCAAGATAAAGTAATAGAAGATGTAAGCAAACCTTCTCAAGCTAAGACAGCTAGTGGTAAGAAAGTTGTAATTGCAGAAAGAGCTACTCCTGAGAATCTTGAGAAATATGGATTAAGTATACCAGATAATGGAATGAAAGAAAGTCAATACCTTAAATGGGGTATTGTTCTCAATCCTAAGACTGGTAAAAGAGAAGTTACTCTTACTCCAATTAAGTTCTTAGGTGGTCTTAAATCAACTATTAAAGGTAGAGGTAAGTTTAATGAAGATTCTGCTAAGAAATGGTTATTTGATAAGTTAGGTATAGATAGCGATCAGATATTAGTAACAGACCAAATGATTAAGTTTGGGGCTAATGAAGAGGCGTACGGTTTGTTCAGTGTAGTAATGGATGCACTTTCTAACGAATTAATACCTCGTATATCTTTATCTAGACAATCTGGTGCAGGTGTAGAATATCACGAAGCATTCCACTATGTAACTCAAATGCTATTGAGTGAACAATAGAGAACTAAGTTATATCAAGAATATTCTAAATCTAAAAGAAGTGCTAGAAATCTTACTCAAGATGAAGCAGAGGAAGCGCTTGCTGAAGAATTCCGTAATTACGCTAAGGATCAAAACGGTAAAGGTTTATTATATAATGTCATTAGAATCTTTAAGAAGATATATAATACCTTGTACTTCTGGAATTCTCACAGAAATATAATCAGAGCTTTTTTCAAGAGTATAAACGATGGTTAGTTTAAGGATTATAAAGCCTCTAAGCAAGCATTAGAAGATTTCTATAGCCGTAAACCAGAAGGTTTATCTTATTATATGCCTGGTTTATCAAAGGAAGAAGAAGCTAAATTACCTCATATAACTGATCCAGATGTATTCTATCATGCTGTTAATTCTCTTACTAGTGGAGCGTTATCTATATTTAATATTAGAACCATAGAGGATGTTCATAATCTTAATACTTCTTTGTTATTTGACAGATTACAGTAGAATATAGACTTTGGTTGGATATCTGACGAATATGTAGATATTGCTCAGGATATAGTAAATAACAAAGATATATTTACTAGATATGTTCGTAAGAAGATAGAACAATTAGGAATTAGAGAAGTAGAAAAAGTAGATAATGAGGAAGAGTCTAGATTAAAAGTAGAGACTGGTGAACCATCTGAAAACAATTGGGATAAGAATCAAGGTGAAGTAAGTAAGAAAGATAACGTTAGCTTTAGAGCTAAACTGTTCTTCTACTCTATACCTAAGTATGAATACCAATTTGTTGAAGATGAAGAAACCGGCGTTATTACTAAAGAATTATTTCCTGTACATGATGATATGTTCCAACTTCCTGTAACTGAAGATTTCAATTTTGTATGGAATCAGATTATGGAGAACTTATGGGATATAGATAAGTATCAGGATATAATAGATAGAAGTGCTAATTTAGGTAATACTATTCCTTTCTTTAAATCTTTATATGATATTCTTACTTCGGAAGAAGCACCTATATCTGACAATACTAAAACTTAGTTAGAGATAACTATAAAGAGTTCTAAAGTACAGTTAGACACTATTACTACTAAACATCCTAAAGTAAATACAAGAGGTAAGTCTGAAGATGAAATAGCTAGTGAAATACAATCTAGCTTAAGTAAATTTAATTGGGTTGTAGAAGATAGTGATAATTTACGTAAAGTAGGTAGACTTCCTGCTAGATGGTCAGGTATGTTCTTCGCATCTGATGCTATAGACAGAACAGATAGTGGTAGACCCTTCATTAAACCAGAGTTTGCTAAATTCTTAAAAGACAGAAGAGGTAAATTAAGTTCTACTTTTAAAATAGTAAGTGATAGAATAAAGAAAGGTAAACCAGTAGATGATACTAAGATATAGGAAATAAAGGACACTTTATTGGATGTATTTAATGCTTTATCTATTCCGATGGATAACTTAGCATTAGATTATATGCTTAATAACTTCTATATTGGAACTACTGAATTTGATAAATTATATAATTTCTGGAAAGACACTGGAGCTGGTAAAACAGAGAGATTTAATGAAGGTACTTTAGCTACTTTGATTAAATTAGCTGAAACTAAAGATATAGGTGTAAAATCTACATCAGGTGGTGGATACTCTAGAACTTTAGATAGAATGTTTACATTTGGTAGAAATTCTAATAGCTAGATAGCTGTGATGGCAATATCTTATGGTAAAGTACATCCTTCTCCTCAAGAATTTAGTGTTGTTGGAGCAGATGGTGCACTGATTTATCCTATTAGTGAGAATAACTACATGACAGATCAAATACGTAATATTAATCAAGATGCTAATGGTAAGAAACAATAGATATTAAGTACTCCATTCTCTGCACACAGTCTGATAGCTAATGCTAAGAATACCAAATTTAAATTGCATACTTTCTTAGCACTGAATATAGATGAATCTAGTAGAGATTATTTCGGCATTACTCCTGTTGAGGATTATATTGCTAAGCTTACTCTTACTTTTAACGATAGAATGATATTACCTACTATGTCTGACAAAAAGACTTGGTATAGCATATCAGGTATCAAAATGGTAAAAGATATTCTTACTAGTAAATATATCGATATAGGAGACGCTAATTATGCAGCTATTATTGGAGAAGATTTAACAGCTGAAAATTCTACTTATGTAGGAGAAAGAAGATTTAGTCAAGGTACTCTTAATATATTCGCTAATTACTGGTTAGATGAGTTTAATGCTGTATGGGATTATTTCTAGAAAAAAGACTATATCGCGCAACATCCTACTTTAAGAGTAGACAATTACCACGGTAAGATTAAAAATGGTAAGATGGATCATACTGGAAATGGAGGTAGATTCAGATACTTTACTAGACTGAGACTTGGTGAAGATGTTTTAAATGTCAATCAAGAATTAGCAAGATTAGAACAATATGGTACTACAGAAGAGGTTCAGAAGTATTTAACAGATTTAAAAGTATTGTTGTTAGGTACATCTAAACCTAATTCTAAGGAAGTTATAGAACCTTCTGCTCCTATATTCTCTGCAATAAATCATTTGTTACTGCATGCTACTCAAAGAGAAATGCGAGCTCTTGTAAAGAGAGGTATACTTGGATATTCAAATGGCGAATACGTTAATAAGTTAATACCTAGTAATATATTCGATTACTATAAATCAGAACTAGATAGTTCAATGTATACATCTGAAGAATCTGGTCTTAAGAATCAAGATATATTATTCTCTGTAATTGGTTCTCATGTAGCTAATTAGGCTATTTCTATCATGGAAGTAGAGAAGTGTTTTACAGGAGATCCTGCTTATTATAAGTGGAAGAAGTCTAAATTTAAGACCGAACAAGGAGATTCTATTGATGTTATAACTGGTAAAGATGTTGATAAGATTAAACGTTTGTCTTCTGTATTATCTACTGGTACTAATCTTAGAACTATCTGGGATAATCCGGCTGAGAATGATACTAAAGTAACAGTAATGCATCTTGCTGATAATATGCTTGGTTCTGATTATTATGACGAATTAAAAAGTATATTCAGAAACTCTATTCTACGTGATTTATACAGCGAAGCTCATCCTAATTTAAGCGACAATGAAATTATAGAGGCTTTATCTACTAAACAGAAAGAAGATGCCTTCTATAATTCTCTTACTAAAAATTAGAAAGAGTTTGTAGATAGCTATACTAATGCTAGTGCTAGACCGTACGATTTCAGAAGAGACGATAAAGGAGATATCAAAGGTGGTAATATTAATCAATCTGATGCTACTGTATATATTCGTCCTGCTATGTATAGACGTATTATGAAAGCGTTAGGACAATGGAGTGACGCTATCGAAGAAGCTTATCAAATAATGGAAGGAGAAGATGAGTCATGGATGAATAATCCGGAATTATATCAGAAGACTTTAGCTCTTGTAGTTAAACCTTTAAAGATGGTATATTTTGGAGACCATAGAGAGAACGATATAAATCTGAATGTTCCTGTATTCGATAAGATGGCTATGTTCCCATTATTCAAAGTAATAGCTAAGGCTGATAATAAGGTTTTATATGACCGTATGAATAATGAGGAATTAGGAGTAATCGATATGGTTACTTTTGAATCTGCGGTTAAGGTTGGCGGTAGAACTAAATTTGAAGCTTACGAAGGTCCTAAAAACGAACACTTTAATGTTGAAGGTTTGAATAAAAAATCCTTCAATCTTACTAAGAAAGAAGGAGATTTACCTGTATTTGTTCAAGATATTCGTAATTTACGTTTACAGTTGAACACAGATCCACACGAACATATTGACCGTTCATTTGGTACTTAGGCTGTTAAAATATGTTTGGGTAATCTTATAGACGATCGAGTGTACGGTACTAATAAAGCCACTACTAAGACTGGTCAACAGATTAAGACTCAAACAATGGATGCTATCAATTAGTTATCTGATATAGGTTATAAGAGAATAATTAAGAGATTCTTCCATAAAGGCAAACTGAATAATAAGGCTTTATCAGACTATTTAGTTAGTTAGGCTGTTAGCTCTGGTATGTCTGATGAGTTTGTTAAAGGGCTTACTCTTGATTAGGACGGAAATATACTTGTTCCATTAGCAGCCCAGAGTAGTAGACAGTGGATTGAAAGTAGAATTATATCATTTATAAACAAAGAAGTAGTAGATATTAATACTCCTGGCGGTTCTGCTATTCAGATGTCTTCATTTGGTTTAAAAGCAACTGATGCTAGAATGAAAGAATCAGAGTTAAATGGTGCATTTAATGGTGGTAAGAAGCTTAGATTCCTAAATAAAGATGGAAGTATGGATGTTATTCTAAGTACTAACTTCTTTAGACATATAGTACCAAAAGAATATTAGACTTCTTATGGAACTATGAAGAAATGGTTAACTGACCATAATATAATTGGCACTAATTCTACTCCACAAGGTATTGGCTATCGTATCCCTACTCAGGGTTTGTCTTCTACTTTCTCATTTAAAGTAGTAGATGTGCTTCCTGATAGATTCGGTGATACTATAGTAGTTCCAGATGAATTTACAGCTATGACTGGTTCTGACTTCGACGTTGATAAATTGTATATTGCTATGCTGAATTATGATACAGATGGAAATATAGTTCAATATACTAGTGACAAAGTAAGCGATCAAAGTCCTGAAGCGTTGCAGAATATGATAATACAGAATTATCAATTAGTAGTATCAGATACTAAGAATATGGCTGAGACTAGAGCATCTATTGATACTCTTACTGGTATGCTACAAGATGATGTATTACCGTTAGTATCAAGTTCTAGCAAACAAGAAGCAGATCCTTTCTATGAATTATTACCTTCATTCTAGGAATCTAGAAAAGAAGAATATACTAGTGGTAAAGCTGGTATTGCTCCATTTGCTCTTAACTCTACTAATCATGTATTAACACAGTTAATGCATCTTAATATGATAAACAGTCATAGTAATGTATATCAATTAGGAGATTTAGATGCTATTAAGGGTCAAGATGGATTTAGAATTCTTGACTGGTTATCTGCTATGATTAATGCTCATGTAGACGTTGCTAAAGACCCTTACATTATTGCTTTAAATGTTAATCAGGTTACTTATAATATGACTAACCTATTACTTAGAGGTGGTAAAGGTAAGAATACTTTCTATTTCTTAGCTCAACCTATATTAAAAGAGTTATCCAATAGAGTTATCAATAGTAAAGGAGTATATGGAGCTGAGAATCTATAGGAAAACTAGATAATTACTGGATTATACAATGTGTATGGTAAGTTACTTAAAGAAGCCATAGATGCTCTGCCAGAAGGCGAAAGTAAACAAAATTGGAAAGCTAAATATAATGGTTTAGCTGAAGAAATTGGGTACTCTGCATACCCTGGAATAAAGAGTGAAGTAATAGATAAGACACAGGTATTTGATGAATCTAGTCTTATATACGCTTTAAAGAATAGAAAGCAGGATAATTTACTATTCTTATATCAATAGATTATTGTATTGCACGCTTATAAAGAACTAAGTATGGATGCTAAAACACTTAGTGAATTAGTACATAGATCTCAGATTGATACTAAGAAATTTGGTAATAATCTTGCACTATAGTTAAACTTTGTGAATTCATACTAGACATTTATATATGATAATTCCGGAGTATTTGAAATAAAAGGTAAGGAAGTAGACGATGCTTTGAAATACTACTTTAGTAATACATTCTTAAGTAAGAAGTTATATAACGCTACTACTATAGCCAGAAAGATTCTTAAGAGTCAAACGTTCCCTGCAACTTGGACTTACTAGAATATATTTAATTCAGTAATGGGTAATATTGTAGGAGGAGATATCATCAAAGGCACAGATGGCAACGATTTAATATCCTATAAACACTAGGGTGATAAGAAGTTTGTTCAGAATATAAATAGAATGATCGATAGTATAATTAGAGCTAGAGCTACTTCTAACATTGATTTCCTTAAAATGACTGATGATCAATTTAGAGGTATGTTTATAGGTAAGAATACTATGTGTTCTAGATTAACTAAACTTAAGAGATATCTGTTACTTAATAAAGAGGCTTTTCCACATCTTATTAATCAAGATGGAACTATAAAGAATGAAATATTAAATTATTTATAGGAATATCCAGCAGATGGCTTAGAAGGGTAGAATGTAGACAGAATTATTCTATCTGAATCATCAATGAACAATGACTATGATAGAGAGAATCAGTTAATATCTGCTTTCGCTCAATTACTTGAAGATACCGATGATATAGTTAGAGAATTTGCAGAAGATTTGGTTAAATATGCATATTATACTTCTTATGATGAAAGAGGAGTAAATGCGTTCTTCCATTTAGTTCCTATTCAATATAAGATTGATAATGGTTATGTATCTAATATTAAAGAAGTATTAGACCAATTTAAAAATGGAGGAGATATATCTGGATATAGTTCTATAGCTCAAACTGGGGATGATCCTCAATCTATGAGTTTTCCTTCTATTAGATTAACAATAGCTAGAAATATGTGGGATGATCCTAATATAGTTCCTAAATATAATATCAATCTTAAGCCTAATAGCAACGATCCTTTCCAACAACAATAGGAAGACCGTTCTAAGAGTAGTGATTATGATATTGTATTGTCTAAATCTAGAAGTAACATTGGAGGTAAAGCTATTACTATGTATGACAGTTTTGCTGTTCCTCACTATAGAACTAGAAGAGCGGAATTCATAACTGTAAATAATGGTTCTGGATATAATACTTCAATTCAATTATATCAATTAATTGGCGAAATAGCTTATGTAAATGATGAAGGTAAGAAGAGTAAAAGAGGAGCTAAACTAATCTATAAGAGAATACCTAAATTAGGTATTAAAGAAAATGGATTTAGAGTTAATGAATTTGCAAAAGGTGGTTTGGATATATCAGCTTTTGATTAGAATGCGTTTGATGAAAATGTATTAACTGATGATAGTGTTATAGCAGAAACTGCAATGTCTAGAGTTAAATTACCTAAATTAAAGGATGAAAGTAGATTTACTAAACAGTTTATACCTCTTAGTTCAGATAATATTTAGGTAAAAATAAACGGAACATAGAAGCAAATAGAAGGTGATGTATCTGATGCGCAAGTAGTAGATACTACCTTTAATATAGATCCGTTATCTGAAGATAATGTAGTATATGATGAAACAGATGTATCAGATTTTGTCAATGTTAGTCTAGATAATCCATTTGATGGATCTGAAGCTATGGATGTCATAAATGAATAGTTAAATATATTCTCTGATATGCAAGAACAATTCTCACAAGAAACAGAAGATCCCTTTGCTAACGTAGATACTTCTTCTATTGCAAATGAAGCTTTCAACATGGATGTTACTGAAGATGTAGTAGATATGACTTATCTTGCTGAAATGGGTAAGAAACGTAAAAAAGAATGTGAATAATTATGCAGTGTTTAAATTTAAATAACAAAGAAGTAAAAGCAGCTGTTGATGAAGTTGCTAGAGTGTTAGGCAGTGAAGATGCTGCTTATTATATCATATCTGAAAATAATGGTTATGCTATAGACTAGGGCCCAGATAGGTCTTAGTCTGAGCTATTTTCAGACCTTTTAAGACGTTTTGACGGAGATCGTAATCAAGCTATTAGATAGATAGCTAAAACGTTTATACCGGCTTAGGGGTGGCCTTCTTATTTCTTTTCAAATATAGGTGATATTACCGGTACTTGGTCAGATGGTTCTCCTCATATGAGTACTACATCAGGACAAGTAGTTGAACGCTTAAAACAGTATATACCAAAAGATTCTATAGCATACTAGATACTTGATTTATTCTCTGATACTGATGTATATATTGGTATAACAGAGGAAGGAGATCAATTAGCTAATGGGGATTACATGTGGTATAGTAGTAATACTCACACTATATGGATTAGTAAAGAGATATTTGAAGAAACAGATATGGAGTACAATGCAAAAAGTATTGTACATGAAATGGTTCATGCATTTACTTCAAGATCTTTTGAAAATGTTAAAAATGGTGAGGGCACTGACTTAGAAATTAAAGTATACAATAAAGTAAAAGACTTATTAGAATTCAATAGAAAACTATACTAGGAAATACATGCTGAAAAAGGTAAGTGGACTGGTGCATTATATGGTTTAAAAGATGAACATGAATTTATAGCCGAATTTCTTACTAATGAAGAATTTGTAAATAATATAATAGATGATGCTAGATAGAAAGGATTATTTGAAGAAGTGATAAGTAAGATAAGGGAAGTATGGTCTGCAATCATTGATTTACTTACCGGAAAATAGCATGTAAAAAATACAGAAAGTACTAGAGATATATTAATGAAATTATTATCTTTCAATTTAGAAGATAATAATGAATCTGCTAACGTTAGATTTGAAAAGTCATTAAACAATAAAGTTAAACAGCTTGAAACAAACATACATGAAGCAGAGAAGTATAACTTTGATACTAAAGAAGAGTTAGATAAGAGATTATCTGATATAAGATAGAACTTACTATCTGGTTTACAATCTAGATTACGTAGTATAGATATTACTGATATATCTAAAAGAACGGAAGTAATAGAGAACATTAAGTATCAAATTGCTAATCTATAGAATGCTGCTATAAGCGATTTTGATGTTATAGCTTCTTTTATTACAGACTTAAAGTTAGATGTTAGAGATGTAGGTAACAGAGTGGTAGAAGCTTATAAAGGTTAGGCTGATGCTCTAACAGACGAAGAACTCGTAGCATTAAATAAGAACTATTTTGCTTTTTACTGTGAGTAGGCTAAAGATATATATAATTCTTTAGTAAACATGAATACTTATAAACAAATTGTAGGAGAAGTAAATTATAATAAATTAATGACAGAACTACAATTATGTAAGAGTATTTTAGATTAGAGCTATGATGCAGTTAAACGTATGCAAGTGGTTAATGCTTAGAGAATCATGTTAAAGGAAGGTATAAAGGTAAATAGTCCTACTATATATAACTATATATCTGAAAATACTAGAAAGACAGATTTTGATATCAGCTACATTACTAGAGTATTAGGTTCTGGAGATAGAATCAATGATGAAGCTATCAAGAGTTTATTTAATATACTATAGAATACTGAAAATAGTATAAATGAAGTAGTGTTTCAAAAAGCTAATGAACTAAACAAACTATTAAAGGTAGCGGGAAATAGAAATTAGAAGTTATTATTTGAAGTAGATGAGAATGGTAATACTACCGGTTATATAATTAGAGATTTGAACTATGGTAGATTTTATAAAGATTTAAAATAGTTTAAAGAATAGTTATAGAAAGAATTTGGTGTAGACCATCAGACTCTTCAATTACCTGAAAATATAGCTACTAGAACAGAGTATAATAAAAGACTTAATAAATGGTTATCAGAGCACTGTGAACGTAAATATACTAATGAATTCTACGATTTAATGAATTCTCTTAGCCCTGAAGCTGCTTCAGCAAGAGAGATGATAATGTCTAAGATAAGAACTTTATCTAATAAGTATAGAGATAATAATGGAGTAATTCATTATGAATCTATGACAGATGAGGAATGGAATACTCTACAACAGTATGAATTAGATAAAAAGGAATTAGCTAGTATTTACGATATATACGGTAATGAAAAGCCAGAAGGTTCTGTAGAAAGAAGAATAGCCGATGAGCTTACTGAACTAAATAACAAACTATCTAAGAATCTTAACAAGAATTATAATCAATAGAAATTCCAAGATTTGATTGAAGAAAAAAGAAACAGTCTAAGTAAGCATGAATTTAAAAAATGGATGGATCGTAATACCAGAGTAGTATATACTGAAGAGTTTTACGAACAATTAGCTAACTTAGATAGAGCTGATTATGGCGAAGCATATGCTGAATATAATAGATAGAAGAGAGCTATCTTAAATATGTTTAGAGATAACCGTACTGGTGAAGTAAATCCTAAACTAATGCCTAATTCTACTAAGAGATTGCTAGATTAGTTAGAGATTAAGATGAATAATATAAGAAAGTCATCTAAAAAAAAGAGATCAAAGACTGAGTTTAGTAAGATAGCTAGAGTAGTAGCTACTGAAGCTTATAAGAGAGATGAAGCAGCAGCACTGGCAAAAGACCAAGAAGTTCCTGGTAGTTCAGAGGTATTCTATTTAACGAATACTTATAACACATCTACTGGAACTGCTCCTAAATCTTGGTATACAAAGATTGCTCCTAAAGATAGTAAGTATATACAGGTTATTCCTTCTTCTAATTTATCTGAATTATCTTCAGAGTCTCCGTTTGTTAATAAGAACTACAAATAGGATAATGACGAGTATTATCAGCCTAAAAGGTAGATATATGATAACAGTAAGGCATACAATGAAGTAATGTCTAATAAAGCGTTATCTGAACTTAGAAAAGCTTTATTAGACACAATGGATGAATCTAATAGTAAATTAAATAATCTAGAGTATTTAAACAAGTATAGATTACCTCAAATATCAGGTAGTTTGTATAAACATCTCAAAGCATCAGGGTTTAATCCATTTGCTGCTATAGGTAACTATTTATTAGATGCTGCTACTGTAAAGAATGATGATGTTGGTATAAATAAAAAGGTTTTAACGTCTCCTGATGGTACTTCTTTAGCTCTTATTCCTCAATACTTTACTAAACAGCTAGACGATCCAGCTACTATATCAGCAGATATGGTAGGTTCTGTTATTCAGTATTTTAAAATGGCAGAAAACTTCAAACAGAAGAATGAAGTGAAAGGTGAGGTAGAAAATATAAAGTCATTTTTATCATAGAGAAAGTATACTGGTACTAGTACTATAGGTTCTATTAAGAGAATATTTACTGGTAAACAAGAACCTAAACTTGGAACTGATACTAATATATATAAGTTTGCAGAAAAGTTTATTAACATGAATCTATATGATGTTAAGACTAACGCTTTATCTATATCTATTAAAGACAGAGAGATAAGTATAACCAAACTGTTAAAAACTATTACTGGTTATGGTACATTACGAAATCTTGGTTTAAACTTTGCTTGTGCGTTTACTGGTTTCTTTACTGCTGCTCATGCTCATCTTGTCAATTCTTTGACCGGTAGATATTATACTTTTGGTAATGCAGTAAGTGCATTTAAAGATGTAGTATTCGATTTGTTTAGACACGGTTTAAGTGTTGGTAGCAGAACATATAAGAGCGAATAGATGGCTTATATGGATTACTTTGAGGTTGGTTCTACTATGGATAGTTTATTTACTAATACTAATAGACCTAAATTTATAAATGTCATTTAGAAGTAGTGGGCTTTTGGATTATACTCAGTATCTGATTATTTTATAAAAGGTCAAATACTAAATAGTGTAATGTACGATTATAAATACATTGATGGACAATTCATGCATCACGAAATGTTTTATAATAAATATGGTAGAACAGATGAAACCTAGTAGAGATGGAAGAAAGCTAAATCATTTAAAGCTTTAACTAAGTTTAGTGCTGGCAAAATAGTTGCTATTTCTCCAGAATATCAACAAGCTGTAGATAAAGCTAAGTTTACTATCGGTAATGCTGCCAGATAGTTAGCCGGTTCTGCAGATGGTCAATTAAGTCCTTTACAGAAAGCCTAGATGAGCGCTAATGTATTTGGTGCAATGTGTATGATGCATAGACAATATATCCCTATTATTCTTCAATAGAGTTTTACTATGGATAGACAATGGGATTATCAAACTCAAAGAGAAGTAGAAGCTATACTTAAAACTCCACTTAGAGTATTTGCTCAAACTTGGAAAGACAAATCAGGAGCAGACCTTATTACTACTGTTTTAAAATAGACTTTTCTTAATAAAGGTTTTTCAAGCGAGTTAGATAGAACTAATATTAAGAAGTTGAAGATAGAAGCAGCATTGTGTATGTGTTTATATCCTTTAATAAGGAATATTCTAAAAGAAGAGGCAGATAAAGATAAGAGAAATATACTTCTTAACTTATTTGCTTATGTAATGGCTAGAACTGCTTTTGAAACTACTGCTCCGTATAACCTAGTAGATATATATAGCACTATTAAAACACCTACCCCGCTATACTCATTATTGGATAACGTTGGGTCTGTAATTTCTTATCCTTACGATTTGATATTATCAAATATAAGAGGAGAAAAAAGTAAATAGGGTAAAATGATAACTAGAGGTGCTTATAGAGGAAAAACTCAATTAGAAAGAAATATATGGAAAATAACTCCATTCAAAAATCTAATTGAATTAAATGATATTCCAAGTAAGCGTAGATATTATGATACTTAGATTACTGGTGATTAAAAAATTAAAGGCAAGCTTTTCACAAAGCCTGCCTTTTTTGTGTAGAGATAATTCTTACAAAAATATAGTATCATAAAATGAACTATCTAGATAATCTTTCCAAAGTATTGCCATACTTAATATAAATTCTTTAGTACAAAATTGCGTACCATTAGTTTGCATTATACTGAAATCAGCTTTTTGGTCATTAGTTTTTAACTTAAATCTATAGCAAACTATATCATCTTTTATTATATCATTATAGAAAAATTCATTTTCCTGAATTCTTCTTACTATATAATACTTAGGATATGTTTTATATTGAAGTATTAAAAACTCTTTATCTATAGTAATATCTATAAATAAATCTGAAGTGAATACTATTGGATTTATTTTAAATAGGGTTGCATAATAACGCAACCCTTTATTATATTTATCAAAGTTCAACTTCTTCATTGCAAACTATGTTTTCATCTACTTCAAATACTTCTTCGCATGAATCCATAGCTATTGCAATTAAAAAATCATTTAATGTCTTAGGTTCTAAGTTCTTCAATTCCATCATTTTCGTAATATTTACGAGTATGGTCCCAATTACCTGTCTGATAATGATATGATAATTCTGTTAAAGTTTTGACAATGAGGTCCTTACGATCATCTAACTCTAATTCGTTAAACATATTAAAAACTCTCACTTCATTATTACTATTTGTCTGAATAGCAATAATATATGCTTCACAATCATAATCTGAAATGTCAATTCCTTGATCTTTCATATACCAACTAATTGCAAGCAAGTAATAAGTTATCTGTCTATAATAATCAAACTCTTCTACAGAATGTTTAAAATTATAGATATCACTAGTTGTCTTTAAGTCAATTAAAGTAATCTTCTTATTTATATGATCAAATATGCATCTATCAAGTAGAGACTTACAAGGTGCAATCCAATCATTAATAGGTAATTCCCAGTTAATATGAAACTCATTATGAGATTCTACTCCGGGAATATCTTCTAATAACTCTTTTGCTTTTTTATGATTATCAATATTATTCTTAATATTTTTAAGCATATTTAAATCAGCAAAAGATATTACTTTACGATTATCTTTTTTACTTTGTAATGCTTTAATATAATCAGCATAACGATTACATAGCTCTGTAGCTTCTTTTAAGACGATTTCAGAGCTTTTTGAATTACTGTATGCAGATTTGTATGCAGCAATCTTTTTATCGTCTTCTATGAGCTCTAATGAATTAGCATAAGTCTCACAGAAATCTTTTTGTTGCTTTACTTTAGGTACATCATAATCAAGAATTATATAATCATTCCAGAAATCCTCTGGTTGCAATATATATTCATGTATCATAGTACCTCTTTCAAGTTGAGGAAGTTTTAATCCTTCTTCCTTTCCATCTATCATATCTCGATAGAAACGTGGTCCTTTCTTTAAGAACCAACCAATAGCAGAATTTGATATTCTCGTATTGTCTTCATAATACGGTTTATCAATTATCATTCTCACTTAATTCTATAGTTACTATTTTAGGTCTTTCTCTTTCAAGATAACTGTCAGTTAGTATACTACAATTATATTGATTTAAATGACCATATGATATACCATCATGCCAATGCCCAAAGAAATGATGCTTATATTTACCAAAACAGTAATGTTCAAGCTTTTCATTATAATTAGGATTTTCATGAGTAATAAGTATATCACAGTTTTGTATCTTTTCATATGGGCATATATACTCATCGTATTCATTCTGAGTATCTTCAAATGCCCATGTTTGCCAATGTATAGGAGCTATCCAAGGAGTTCCATAAAAGGTTATTCCTTCATATTCATATAGTTCATCAACAAGAAATACTACTTTATTATCAGTTAAGGCTGACATCTTAATCTTAAAATCTTGCCAACTTAAATCTTTTATAATATTATTGATAAGATTTTCTATATAAATATCATGATTTCCTGGAACTACAATTACCTTTTTACACGGTAATTTATCTACCCAATTGACAAAAGTAATAGACCAGAATTTATCTGATTCTTCGTTATCTCTCTGAGCAAGTAAATTCACCACATCACCTGCTATACATAACACATCACATTCTGGTATATTAATTAAATGACCATGTATATCACTTATTGCGCAGATTTTCATAGTATAAAGTTTTAGTTAATTTATATATAATTATACTATAAAATAGTATCATTTCTTTAGTTTTTTTATTAACTCATCTACCTCCTTTTGATTATGGACTATATAGAAATCAACCTGTATATTGTTACTACATAAGTAATATCTAAATAGTTTCTCTCTTAAAGGCCAGGCTTCATTAGGATATCCTTTGCATTCAATAATAAAGTTATCTCCTACAAAGTCAGGTAGATAAGTCATTGCTCTATACTTTTTATTATCAAAAGTAAAAGCTGGAAGTAGCTCATATCGATGCATCTCGTAATCTGCCATGATATTTGCCTCTTTCAGCTTTTTATATGTATAAGTTTCAAGTTTACTACGAAATTTAATTCCATCATATTCATTTGGAGTTGCATTTCGTACTTTACTATTTAACTATTTTTTTCTTCTCATTAACCTTTATTTTTTTTGTACTATTAAATGTAATCCATTCATCCTTATTATATGCTTTTATAGTACTTTCTAATGTTAACGTCTTTATTATTGTATAGACTAATTACTCCAAATTTGAGTAATTTCCAACACCTTATTATATTAGCCATATTACTAGTAGACCGTAACCAGTTTATTATATAGTCTAATAAGAAAGTAGGTATATTATATATTACTAATAACCAAACTAATGGAATAGATAATATAAAACCAACTTTTTTAATAAATTTCTTCATATAACCAATTTTTAATAGTTTCAAATCCATTAAGCTTAACTGCATCAGATATATCTTTTGCTTTAAACTTTTTATGGACTAACATTCCTTCTAAGCCTGTTTTAAGGCTCATTTTACGAAGGTATTTAACTCCAGCTGTATCTCTATCAAATAAGATAATTATACGTTTAAAACGCTTCTTAAGCTGGTTTAGAGCCTTATCTGGGATAAATGTAGACTCCGATGATGGGCTTATTGCAGGAATACCCATCTCATATAAACACATGACGTCTTTCATACTCTTTGTAATAATGAGTATATCTCCAGTTTTAGGTAACTGTTTAAATCCCTGAATGTCGTTCTCAGTCAGGTTATTACGCCACTTTGTATATTTATCTGCTAAAGGTCTATATATTTTAAAATTATTATAAACCTTATAAGCATACATAGGATTACTATCCTTGTAAATACCCTTTACAACTCCGTTACATAGATAATATTTTATACTACTTACTCCAAATTTCTTTAGAGTAGTAGTAGAAATATTAAACTGAGACCAGTAATTAATATCTGTTAGAGTAAAGTCTTGTCTTACAATACCAATTACTGTCTCGGTTGACGGTATATATTGCTTAGAGCTAACGAGTTTCGTATCATTAGTAATTTTAAGTTTATTAACTATATCATTAAGTATATCTGAATAGTTAGTTAGTCCTGTGAATAGTGATACAAATTTAATTACATTACCACATTCTCCAGTACCATGATCCTTAAACATTAACTGTTTAGTCTTCTTACTATAATAACATCCAAAAGAAGGAGTTTTATCCTTTCTCAATGGCGAATTATATATCATGCCTACTTTAAAATTACCAATATACGCTGCATATATATCATACTCAGTTACTTTAGACAATATCCAATCTAAAGTAATACTCACATTATCTTTTATTTTTGTTGTATCGTAAATCATATGATATATTTTTAGTGATAGCTAAGGAATCGAACCTTAATTAACCATTACTATCATAAAAACGTGAGTGCATGCTATCCCTATTCTATGAATTTTGATACCTCCGTCACACCTTACATTCGGCGTATTACCGTCGATTGCTTCTTATCTCACATAGCGGCATGCTACTCACGTATCGCTATATTATGCCTAGCGTAAGCTGCTTATAGGATTATCTACAAAATTAGAAAGGTAGATCATCACTAGGCTGATCACTTACAGTAGTAGTAAGAGGATTAACCTCCTTATCTTCCTTATCTGCAACAATCGGCTTAGTAAACTGATCAATACCTGTAATTTCTCTAATCATGCTTTCATTCTTACCTTCTTCATAGAAACCCATAGGAATATTCATAGGCTCAATAGAGGCAAACTTGACATAACTAGGAAGTGTAGTATAACCTTTATCATTATAAACTATCTTTACTTTAAGTAAAATATCTTTATTAGCACTATTAAGCATTGTTACTACCCAGTTAGCAAACTCCTTATAAGAACTGCCACTGAATGCCAATACATTCTTAGGATAGAAACACTTGAGTATACGCATAATGCGAGTTACCTGGTTAGTAGCTTTACTTTGATTCTGTTCTTCAGTATCGCCTTCACGAACAGCTGGTTCCCATTCAGTATGAACAAGACTCTTACCATCTTTTTCAAAAGTAAATTCAATGAACTTCTTCCCTGTAGGAGACTCTGCAAACTTTGCGGATACAAACTTAACATTGTCATGAATACCTGCTTCCAAGTACTTAGTATTATTACTATTATCTGACAACTTTACTTCATTTGCTAATTCTGTACTAAATATCATAATATCTTATTTTTAATTATTCAGGTAAATAAACTTTATTCCAATAAGCAGTAATGTTATTATTTTCATCACTCTCTGCTACTACTATATTCTTTCCTCTTAAATGCGGTGCTCTAGCTTCAATAACGGAATTATCTCCGCCTTCAAATGAGATATGTGTCTCATTCTTCTTTCTATATACATAGCCAACAGCATCTGCTTCGCCACATATAATATTTGCTAATGCACCTACTAAATCAAGAGACATTTCTGCCATTTCTTCACCATTCTTATTAATCAACTTATCTTTAGTATGACCAATAAGTATAAAGTTATCACATAATCCACGGAACATGTCGATAACTTTTCTTACAGCCTGTCTTATATATAAATAACCAGACCCATTAGGTAATGTTCTTAAATCTGTACCTTCGTACTTTTTACCCATTGGAGTAGCTTTATAAAGCTGTATAGCAAAGCTCATACACATCTCTTCTAGACGTGTAGCATTATCTATAGTAATATATTTATAAGGATATTTACCAGTTTCCTTTTTAATCTCTCTTATTGCATTAGCTATATCACCTAAATCTTTTACAGATCTAGCTTGAACAGCTAATGCCTCTAAGAACTCTGAACCACCTTCTAAATCAATAATTAGATTGTTATCCAGTGCTGCAACTAAAGTAGTTTTCCCAGCTTTTGGTTTACCAAATAAAATCAAAAATCTAGGATTTTCTACTTTAGCTTTTACTTTCTCTTTTGGTAATACAATCATAAAAGCTTTTATTTTTTTTGTATTCCTCTGATAAAGTTCTGATAATTTCTGATAATATGGAATAAGATATTTTAATTAAAACAAACCACGTTTCTTAATATTAATCGTGATATCGATAATAGTTTTCTTTGTCTTCGGTTTTAAATAGTTCAAAGAACCAAATGCAATAGGAATTACTTCATAACCAATCTGTACGAAGTTATCAAAGATTTTAACCGGAGTACCAAACTCATCTTTAAAGTCATAGTCAACATCAAACGGACAATGTTCCTTTGCATAAATATCAAGTGCATTAATAGCCTTGAAGAATTCTGTTTCTAAGTCGAAATTAATTACATTATCTCCCCAACACTTAAACGGACAATTAGCGCATTCCTTCGGCAACCATCCAATATTATGAGTCTTACTTAAACCTAAAGTAATGATATCACCTGCACCAGCATATTCGATGCCATAACTGCAAGAAGGATAATCACTCTTACTTTCTACAGTCATCCAAGGATAAGCGTTAATTACTCGGTCCATTAAAGACTCCTTATATGTTTTTGCACTCTTAGTATTTTTCGGTAATGTAAATGTATATGATTTCATAATTTTCAGCCTTTTTTAATTGTTATTACTAAACGAAATCTTCCTTACTGGTTCATCTTCTCGTATAGTCTCAATTAAGTTATTGTATTTAAGGTCATTATCAAACTCAAGTATAGAACATTCACCTGCATCTCTATTCTTTAGAATATGCAAATAAACTTTATCTCTTACTGGTAAACGATTTGGTCCATAACTCTGTATATTGAGTAGCTCTGGCCTATGAATACATATAACGTAATCTGATGCATGAAAGATAGTATCAGCAGAAGATATATCGCTACGCATTGGATAATGCATAGATGGATTATTAATTCTTTCAGGATTTTCGATATTACGATTCATCTGTGATAACTGTATTATTGTAGTATCTGGAAACTTTTTTACTCTAATAAACAGTTTCTGTAAATCGGAAATCACTTGTAGTGCACTTTCACGATTTTGACCTTCAACAAGTAAAGTATGATCAAGTATAATCACAAACTTCTTGCCTTTAGCTTTATTTTCGTAAAAGTAATCAATGGTAGATGCTATATCTGCAACAGTACCCGGTGTATCTACATAATATATCGGATATGATTTTATCTGTTGAGAGGTTTGTTCTACTTCTTCTAATAGTGTATTGTCTAAATCACTACTAGAACTATATAGCTGAGCAGTAGTTTGCCTTAACTTACTGCTCAATTTTCTACCTACTTGTCTAGAACTTAACATTTCAAATGAAAAATTAAGTACTACTACATCCTGATTAGAATTTAAGTCTATTAAATCACTTTCAAGTGTATTTACAAATGAACTTTTGCCACTACCAGATATACCTACAATGGTATATATAGTATTAGGTTCAATACCGCCCATACAGGATTTATTGAACTTATTCCATCTAGTACGTAAAGAAACAATCTCATGATTCTTTCTCTTACGGATATATTCTACTGCTTCATTAGTAGCAGAGGATATATGTCTAAATGTTAGTACTTTAGTAGATATCTGCTCCATAATTATAATAATCTTGGTTAGGAGTTTCTACTTTCATTTGTTCCTCAATAGTTTCCCACTCATGTTGAGTGAGCCATTTCCACATAGTTTTCATATAACCTATTTTACCTGTACGCATTTTATCTTCTATTTCGTACTGTAAACATTTAAGTAAGTGTTCATGCATTGCTTTAGACTTACCTATAATGCGATTATATTCTTTTCTACATTTATTTATGTTAGCTCTGAGAAATCCCTTAGTTCCATCAGGTCTCATAACGTAAACTGGAAATTGGTCATAAAACATATCAAACATAGCTTTATCTTCTTTAAGAAGTTCTTCTAGTTTTTCTGTTTTACTTATGACTTGGGTATCTCTATCATATTGGATAGAAATTAAACCTTGAGTCTCTAACTCTTGTATTTCTTCTTCATTAACTAGGCTGAGAAGTCTCTGAATGTTTTGATTGATTGTTTTGATATCATTCAATACAAGTGTTAGGAATACTAATTGATTAATAGATAAAGTTGGTATTCTATCTAAGATAGAAGTGTCTATTTCTAAAATCATAGTCTTATATATTATATAAGCTTATGGTTTGTCTGAAATATATCTGATAAGCCTCTGTTAATCCCATAGGCTCAATTGTAACGGTTTCAAATCTCTGATTATCTTATAGGCTTCCATGATGTAATACCTATAATTAATCTTTCTTTCTTCAATTGGTTTATCATCAAACTTATTTAGAAGAGTAACGCCAGATGCTGTTAGCATATTCCGATACTGTCTTGCAGAAGCCTTATATTTACGTTCTCCTACGTATGGCTCAGTATATGTTATAATTTCACCTTCTTTATGACCAGTATCTTTCCATTTCCACAAGTATCCACCATTAGTAGATGCGTAGAAACGATTAGTTCTCTGTTGCTCCTCGTTCATATATTCAACATGCCATTGTTTACCAGTTTTCTCAGACATTAGAAAATCTCTTATATCTGTACAATTCTTAATTGTATCTTCGACCGGTATTCCGTCTTTAAAGAAACTTATTACTGCTTTAGGTATAATCTTTGGAGTTAATCCTTTACCTAATTTTATAGTAGTGATAAATATTCCTTTCTCTTTTACTTTGTTATCTTCAGTAATAGCAAAATAATCATTAATAGCATATTGATACATTGCTTTAAAACGATCTTCTTCTAAGGTAAGTTTAGTAAGCTGTTCCCATTCTCTACAAATACTGTTTACTTTAGAATATGCATCTTTCTTTAGTAAGACGAATAAACCATCAGTATTTGCTTGGACGATTCGACATCCAATTTGAGTTAATTTTTCAGCTAACATAAGTAACAGTAACTGTCCATTAATTCTACATAATATTCTATATAAGACGCAACTCTCATATACGTTCTCTTATGAACTGCTGCATATCACTATGCAGATTAGACTATATCATCTCCTTTTACTTAAGCAGCAGTCAGGAGTTCCCCGTTTCCATTACCATTAGCTTGTAATGTACTCTCTTTCGAGATAGTCGTTGAACTTTTTATATAATTGTTATATATAGATTTAACTTTATTTATAAAATCTTCTTTAGAAAATTTATTTTTCATTATATTACACATTTTACAGCATGGCACACAGTTTTCTTTAAAATATCCTTTAGTAGTATCTACTCTATCAATACCTGTAATTTTCTCATGCTTATCTCTATAACTAGATGTTTTTGTTATATCTGGAGCTTCTCCACAATATATACACGATTGTGTAATTATATTTTTGAATTCTTCTTCTGATAAATTCCATTCTATATTTCTTTGTTTTGCATTATTCTTATAATGTGTGAATACATTGTAAAGTAATGTATTTAAACATTTACCATGCCTATTGTGAATACAATTTCTACATTTTAAATTTTCAAAATTGTGTATACAATCTTTTTTTCTAGAAAATATTTCACCGCATTTTTTACATTGAATTAAATAATATAGATGAGTTCTATTACTTTTCTCATAACGTTCTTCATCAAATTTAATTATCTTGAATTTATCATTTTCTAATTCTAAAGTTTTATCTAATAATTTCATAATTATATAACTTAGTTACTGATTGTCCTTTTATATTAAAAACGTATAATACTAAAGGATGTTCCAGTAATTAAAGGAATTTTTTTTCTATATATTTCTATATAGGCAGACCAAAATTAATCTGCATTACTGCAAACGGACTATAACAGAAATTATGTTCATTCTGTAAGTTACCTGATAAACCATTTAAAGCTAACTTTAAAGTTTCATTCTTTACTTTATCGCCATTGTGTTTAGCTTCAATTCGCTCATCTTTAATTTGCTTATATACTTCTAGGAATTCTTTACCTAAATGTTTAGGATAGAATTCATATTCTATAAGCATACTAGGATATAGAGAAGCTACATCTATATCTATGAGCATTTCATCATCTCTAGGAATAATGATTTCAGGACTATTCACAGAATGAATACCTCCTACTCCTACAGAATAGCGTAAATTATTAAATACAAACTTATTCTCATATCCTTTTCTACCTGGAGATACTATCTGATTTTTCATATCATCTAATACTCTTTGCAGAATAGGACTATCATATTTAATAAATGGTAATATTACATCTTTCAATGGTATTACACTCATTGGAGACCTTAAATCTTTAATATCCTGCCAAGTTAAACCTGTCTTTTCTAGATATTTCTGAGTTAAAATCTTCATTCCAATGTTTACACCGTCTTTACTGAGTACTCTTACTCCATATTCATCTTCAATAGCGATTCGTAAATCAACGTCTTTCTTACATCTATTTAATAATTCTGAAGTAGATTCAATATCATTGATATTATAATCTATCATAGAGTCAAAATCTTCTAAAGGAAGAGGTTTAGTCCAATCACATACAAACTCCTGCACATTAGGATATTGCATTGTTACTTGTATTTCCTTTAAACCTACTCTAAGTTTATTAGAATATAACATAGTAAGAATATCAAAAGTATCAAACCATATTTGATACTTCCAATGTTTCCACGCATCTATATTATCTTCGCTTGAAGTAGTTATGGTCTTACTTAGATTAAATATAGAACTACATATAGTAGGTATATTATATTGCATTAATTTATCCTCATACTCAATTATATAATTAATTATAGGATTATCATAATGCAAATTATTATAGCCACAAAATATAACATTAGCTGGAATGTTAATATTTGTAGTATAATAATCTCCCCAAGTAATGTATTTATCTACTTGTTTAAAGAACTTAACTAATTCTCTTAGTTGATTTTTTCTTTCTGATATCTCAAACTTATAGATGTTGTTTGTTTCTGTATTTTTTACCGAACAATGAAAGATATTTTGAAATACCTCAATATCATATACGTAGACTATTTTTCCTCGTATAATCATATTATAAGTATTTAAAGTTAGATCCCATGGTTGGACTCGAACCAACGCAATCACACTACATAGTAGCGGCTCTACCACTGAGCTACATGAGAAACCAGTTTAAGTTATGGAAACAGAAATATTATGTTTTTATGCTGCTAATAACTTATTACGACTATAATAAGTTTTACTATTATCTCCTTCAATATCTTTTACAGTTACTCCTGTAAATGATGTATCTTTCTTATACTTTTTAGCTAACTTGGCAGCTTTATTCATTGCTTCATCTCTAGTAGATGCTTCAAAGTTTCCAGTAGCAAAATCGTATACTTTCATATCATTATCAGAGCATTTTCTCTGTATAGCATATTGAAAGTTTCTTTTGTTAGGCTTTTCTTTAACAGATAGTTCTGCAGCACTAGGAGCCATCTGTTTACCTTTTTTAGGAGTTAAAGGATTATCACGTACTGACTCATCAAATTTAGCCTGCATAGATTTTCTTGCAAGTTTATCTGCTTTTATCTTCTCTTTGATTTGTTCAGTTGTTAACGTAATAGCTTTAGGTTTAGTGAACATATTGTTCTTAACTATACGCGTAAAATGTTTCTTCTCTTTACGGGTATATCGTATTGTAGGATCATATCCTGCTTTCATAAGAATATTCTTGATTAATTCTTTTTTAGATTGTTTTATAGATTTGTTTTCATTCATAGCGTCTTTTGCTACTTTAGTGGTATATTCATACTGCTTCTTATTTCCTGCCCACTTTACAAATCCTATTACTTTCCCATTCTCATCATATTTAATGACTCCAGATGGTCCCGGTTTCTTGCTTACCGTCATTATTTGATAAGCCTTATAGCTTCTACGAAACTTATTCTTGTTACTTCTATGGTTCTTTATACCGGTTCTATTATTTTTCTTTGCTAATATCTTTTTCATAATTTTTGATAATTAAATTGTTAATACTAGTTTAAAGGGGATTCCCCCTTTAAACATTATTTATGCAGCTAAGGATAAAGCTGGAGCTTCAATGTTAAGCTCTGCTTTCTCGTTAAAGTCTGTAATATCTTTATTGATTTTGTTAATTTCTAATTGTAATTTATTTTTTAGACCTGCAATATAAGCTGAAGTGAGTTCTTCAGTCTTATCTAGGTTCTTCTTTCCTTTAGAACGTTTAAGCTTCGGATCAAGAGTCTTAATCTTACTTAAATGAAACAACTGTTCAGTCTTTTCACATAAAGTAAAGATATTAAGATAATTATTATCTTTAGGTAATTCAGTAAATTTCTTATAACCCATATTAATACACTGCATATACAGTTTTAATAATGTACGTTCTTCAGATAGAATTTCAATCTTCTGGAGTAACTCTTTTAAGTCATAATTACGTTTAGCTTTCTTCGGAATAACATTTTCTTCTTTAATCTTATTCCAATAGAAAGTAATTTCATTAGAAATTTCCTTAATACGACCGATTTTACCTTTATTCTTATCTCCGAGCAAATATATTGATGTAATTGATTTCATATTGATTAATGTTTTTAAATGTTAAATACTCGACCAAAACTACATCTACCAGTAGTAGTCCCTATGGGATTCAAACCCATAACTTACACATTAGAAGTGTGTTACTCTATTCAATTGAGTTAAGGGACTGTGTAGTAACAACTGCCCAATTCAGCAGTAATTACTATAAATAGTACCCAATTCAGTACTATGAAATTATGTTGTTTTAAGATAATATCCAAATCAATATTTTCTAAATTTTCTTAACTGGCCGAGTACTATAGGAATAACCCGTCCACCAGTCTTAATTCCAACTATTCCATTAAGCCCCTCAAGGTTAATGTCTTCAACGTTGGTTTTACCATTTTCTCTTGCATATTTTTTGATATTCTCTTGATTGATCCATTTAGAATGTAGTTCCCCATCTGAACAATTCCTCATACAATCAAACAAAATATCAACAATACAATCGAAATCCTTACGTTTCTTTGCCTCATCAATTATACTTTTAGTAATCTCATCAAAGGCACATTCATTTCGAGTCGAATTCGACCCAGTAATTGCATCTGCTATACTAATAGAAGCATCTATAATACTTACCGATTCATAAGTATTAAATAATCTTTGCCACCATAATGGCCCACTTCCGTAAAATAGGAAGACCCGTCCATCTTCTCTAATGCTTACTTTTTTAGGCGTTTCTGTACGTCCTCCATTCCAAATCTGAATTTTAGACAATATGGCTGGCTCAGAACATATTAGAATTCGCAGAAGTTCTACACGTAATGAAGAAAGTCTGCCGTTCATAAGCTTCTACTATTTTTTTTCTTCAGTAATCGTAGCAGTTACGTGAATTTCAGTTTCCTGATTATCTAAACCGCACTGCCGTAAATACTCAACCTGCATACGCTGATTCATATCCATATAACTACGGACAGTTTCAGCTAACTGCATACACTTACGTGTCATCTCTTCATAGAAGTTCAACACACTCTGGTTGGATAACTTAGTTAAGTCATTCAACATAGGAAGTTCTTCAGCTGTAAAGAACATAGGCTTAGAGCCTGGTTTACTCAACCGTTCAATACATTCAATTACATTCTGCCGGGTTGCTTTAGTAAATTCAGGATCAGCAAGCTCAAAGACTAATGATGGATCATTCTTCTTCTCATTCAAGATGATTTTCGGACGTCCGTCAACATCCTTCTCAAGTAAACTAACTGACTCAACATCAATAGCCTTGAGAATATAAGCTTTTACTTCCTGACGGAAAGTATTCTTACCTGTAGCTACATCTTCTTTCCACTTAAGGTCAGGAGTCTGTGCTACGATTGTAAATATCTGCTGTCCAAAGAAAGGCCCAAACTTCTGGGCTGTTTGCCGATAGCGAGCTAAAATTAGAGCTGCTGAACTCGGAGTGTTAGCTCCATTAATATTATTTTCCATGAAAATGTTCCTTTTTGAGTCCGTACTTGATATACCAATACGAACATAGTTATACAAAAAATTGATAAAATCTCTCCACCGTTCGATTATTTAATAGCTATTCAAAATTGGAATAGGTGAACTCAATCACATAATCTACTAAGCATAAAAATAATAAATTGAAAATTTATGAGAAATACTCTGTGAGTTACTTCTGATAATTTCTGATATTTTTTTTGTTTTAACGTCCCGTTTCGACGGTTAAGATTCAATTCCTTCGATGCTTAACGCACCCCTCACCGTAAGCGTATAACGCGATTAGATGCGATATAAGCCACTTTATCATCAGTTCCTTAGAACCTACTGAGTATGTCCGGTATTATCGAAATTCGTCAGAATTACGGTTGTTTAATCTAACATTACTAAAATCATAGACTCATTGCTTATAGCATGACCCATCTATACCATTTCCAGGATTTGTTTGTTTATACTGCACGAACATTAGGATTTCCACCTATCATCGTCTCCTTGTTTGCTTATGGAATACTTTCATCATAAGTATACTATTGCCCTTACAGAGACAGTGTAAGAAACAACACAGGTAACTAACGATTCAGCGTTCTCTCACATACAATGTTGCGCATTGTACTTTACGAGTGTCTTAACAGTCAGCAATGTCGGTTGGCAGTCGGGGTGGTGATCTGTCTACTCACACTACTCTTACGAGCGGTAGTCTCAGCGTTTACAGTTCCATTGGACTTCCCAATTAGTTAAAAGTTAAACAATTAGAGTTCATTTTGTCATAGCTGACTCTACTCAGCGTAAGTAAAATTGATTCATTAAGCATATCATCATATACTATAATTATTACTAAACTGGTTTTAGGATTCTAACCCTAAAGCATCTTTAATAACTCTATTTACTTCCTTAATCCATAACGATGTTTATTATCCAAAATTCTGGTGTGAACTAGTATAATAAATCAAAGGCATTTACATATCTTGAAATGCTTAAGCTCTGCCGTTTTTTTACAAGGAGTTTCCTCTGCATCTCCTAATCTTATTTATTACCACGTAATAACACTTGCTAAAGGTGTCCGCTTCTAAGTTCAGGGTTATAGCGCCCTCATACTCGCATTTTAGACTATTATATTTTAGTCTCGTCATTTCTCATATATTATACTCATCTACACGACAAAACTCATGAGTCACCTTAGACTTGAAAGACGGTATCAATCTCATATACCTCATCCCTTATACGTAAGTTCTTTTGCAGCACGCTAATTACGATAGCGTACAGGATTGGCTCCTGCTCCACGATAATCAGTCAAGCTTTAACGTTTACATGTTTAATTCTTGGATCATTGCGTATCCAGCTTTCATATCCTTACTTTGTATAAGTATGTACCATAACACGGTTATCCTTACATTAGTATTAGTAATTTACTCCCTTCATAAGTACAAGTTCCAATATCCACAATTGCATATTGCATCACAGCTGATGTATACTGAACACTAGAGTTAGCCTGTTTCCCTTTCTGGACGCACAGTAGCGCTTTTGTTAACCGATTTTGGAGACCGGTAATGCGTTATCTGCAATCTCTTTTTTTTCCATGAGCTGGCTGCTTGCTTAAGGTGAAACTAACCTTTGCCTCTCGGCTTTACCTATTCTTTCCAAAGGAATAAGTTAGGAGCCGTATTGCCCCTATTTCGTCATCGTGTTTATATCCCTTTTTGATTCTGCTTTTGATAAACTAATACGGATATAGGGATTTCGTTCCCTTTGCACTGTTTAGTACTCAGTGTGTCTTCTCTTTAGTACTGCGTCTTTAGAAGTCTCCAAACGGTTCTCACTTCCTAATGAGGATTGTACACGCTCATCCCCTCTTATGTAGTTTTCAATTACATAAGCTAACATCCTACCTTTTGAGTAATCTCACAGTTTTAGCTGCTAACATATTCTCGGATCATGTAACTTTTCGGGCTATGGAGAAATGATTCCAAACTCCCTGACAGGTGCGACCAGTATTATTATATACCTTACCGCATGACTTCCTCGGAGTGATTTACGCTATAGTTTTACTCCTCTCGAACTGTGATATAATTATAGTATTTATTATACGGTTATTATCACTAACTTTTTACCGTAGGGCTGTCATCTTTAGCCGTTAATCCTTGTTTTGGTGTATTGATGCTTATTATTTCACCAGTGGTAAGATTAATAGAAGCTACTACTTTCTTACCTAGACATATGTCGACAAACTTATTTTTTACATCACTACTACTGATGTAGTCTATTGGTTCCATTTTTGAAGCATCAAAACCATCCAAACATTTACAAGCATTACTTACAGACGAACGTAAGTACTGTTCTACATACAAACAATTAGTTATACTACTGTTAGCTTGGTCTCTAATAAAAGTAGACTGATTACCTTCTACTATAAAGTATTCAGTTTGAGCTTGAATAGAATTCAATTTAGCTCTTGCTTCTCTTGAGTCCTTAATGATACGTGATAGACGTATCATCTGTTGAAGTATAATTTTATTGTTCATATTTATCTACTATTGTTAATGGAGTTGCCGGTGATTCGTCATCAGATACCTTACTTATAGCATTTACTTTCGGATATCCTGTTGAATTCGTCTTCTCTATTACTTTAGTTTTCCACTTAACTACTGGCTTTGGTTCGCCAGTAGTTTTTACATTCACTTTTGCGTCTGTTGTTCCTTTCACGGATACTTCTAATGTAGATAAGTCGACTTCGACATTTATCTCATCTACAGACTTTTTCTCCTCTTTTATTACTTTAGGGAAGTTAGGTAACTCCACTATAGAGGGCATAACAGGCTGTGCCTGTATAACTTCTGTAGTTGCGAACATTTGCCTACCAATGAATACACTGACAACAAACATTCCAACTACAGTTAACATTCTATTATTCATTTGATATGATACTTATTAGAATGGTTATTCTTCTAAGATATGAATTTTTAAAAGAAACTTTTTAAACAAGTTTAGTTTTTTTTTTCAGCCCCTTCAGATTTCTCTTCATTCTTAGGATATTCGTCTTCCTTTGGAGCGATTAAATCTCCTTGACAATACTCTGCAAGACGATCAGCCGGATTTCGATACAGATTAATAATCTGACCTACGACCATACGCATCTTATCAAGCGTAGGAGTCTCCTTCTGTTTGTCAAAGTAATTGGTACGAATACTCCCTAGAACTTTACGGGCAACTTCACGTGCAGCTTCAAGTTCAACTTTCTTACTGTCTTCTACACCATCAGTAGTAATAGTATAGTCAGCAAATAACTTATCAATGTAGTCATTGCCCAGTAAGCCAGTAATAGCATTAATTGCTTTATCTTCTTCCGGCTTTGCTTCAGGATCATCCTTCAGTTTATAGCGGAAGTTTTCTCCAATTAAAGCACGTAATGCTTCTGCTACTTGTTCTTCACTCCAACCGGCTTTAGACATGTGCGTATGCATGATAGAGTGAGCCATACACGGTGAACCTGTCTGTGAAGTATATAAGTATACAGCACGACCTAAACCACGTAAGATAGCTGTAGGTTGGATAATAGAGAATATCTCATTAATCCAATCTGTAACTGTCTTTTCATCCAATGCAAGCTTCTTATCTGCATTAGTTTCTTTCAGGCCACGATATACACGATACCATTCTACAGTGTTAACTATATTTTCTGCCACATTCTTCTCTTTAGAGATGAGGTAATTAAGGGCAGTTTTCAATTCCTCATCATTAGTAATCTTGTTAGGATCAAGCTCTGGAATTTCTACTTTCGGCTTGCTGTTTGCAAGTTCTGTAGGTACTTCACTTTCTGAGAAGTTAATAGACATTTGTCCATCGTTCCCAGGCAGAGCTTTAGCAGGAGCTAGCTTAATGCCTAGCATTTCTGCCATACTTTGCAGCGGTAATATTTGGTCCGCAGCAATCTGTAACTGCAATTCACCACGTTCACCACGGTCGAACAAGTCTTGACGTACATCAACAAGAGCTAATAGCGTTACTACATCAATACTACGATTGATGTCTGCATATAACTCAGGATATTGCTTCTTGAGCTCTTCGTTGTTGGCATAACGCTGTTGCATTACAAATGCTAACATAGCTTTACCATCAACAGACGATTCTCTTGAACCAATAGGTATGCCGGCTGTAGGAATTCCTGTGATAAGATTTGCAGCACGTTCTACAGCCTTCTTCTCGGGACTGTTCTTACCTGTTGCATCTTCAGGAATAATTGTAGGAATTTTTTTCTCTTCCTTCTTCTTAGGCTTATCCGGACCTTTAGGGGCGTCCTTCTTTGCCTGAACCTTAGTTTCTTTAGCTGTAGCGGGAGCTTTCTTCGCATCCTCTACTTTAGCATCCTTCGGCTTGTTATCTACTTGAGACTTAGTTTCCTCCTTCTTGTTCTCAGTGTTGTTTACTTTAGCTTCAGCTTTTGCTGCTGCTTTTGCTGCTTTCAAGGCTGCCTTTCTTTCAGCCTTACTCATTTCTTTTGCCATTTTTTGATAAATGTTTTAAAGTGTTAAAATAAAAATTATTATTAAGTACAATTAAAAAAAAGATAGATTAGTTTAAGAGGTTAACTATCGTCCTCTATTTCTGGTGAGTCACGTCCATTAGTAAAGGTATTACTTTTAGTTAGTGCATCGAATAATTCTTCATCTTTAACAATGTAACCTGCAACCCCAGTAAGGCGAATGGTAGTACCTTCTGTCACTGTAGCTACTAAGCTTTGCATGCATGTTAAAGCATCATCATTACTCATGGCGCTAACTAAACTAGTAAGAGAAGTAGTCTTATCATTATCTGACTTAACTACTTCCTTACTTAAAATACCTACTAATAGACCAGCCATAATGGCGAAAACAAGTTTCCACCACATTCCTGTACTACGAAATAATCGCGCAAGGATAAATGCTACAGTTAGTAGACCAATAATTGCTGGTGTCATAATTAGTAAATGTTTTTAGTTTAACAATTGTTTTAATTTCTCTCTCGCTTTGTTAAGGCGAGATTTCACTTGAGACTCAGAGAGTTCAAGACGCTCAGCAATCTCTTTGTAAGAGAGATTCTGATCTGTGCGTAGTTCAAGTATATACCTGTACTTATAGCGAAGTCTACTTAATGCATCTGATAACTTGTTATCTGTCTCATGATAGATGTAAACATCTTCTGGTGAGCTGTCGGCCGAACTGCTTACCTGTAGACAGTTATTATCATTATCTAACTCATAATCATACTTCTCTTTTTTAGTACGTCGTATATAATCAATACTACTATTTATAGCGATAGTTTTTAGCCACATCTCAAATGAGATATGGTTAACATAACTAGCTATCTTAAAGAAAGCTTTAGTAAACGTTACAGATACTAAATCATCTGCTACATCTTTATTATGTACAATATCATATATAGTATTGTATATAATTCTGTGATAACGATTATAAAGCTGTGTGAAGGCGTATTGTTTACCTTCTTTAGCCTGCTTGATCAGATCTAAAAGCTGTTGTCTTTCTTCATCTGTCATAATTACGGGCTTTAGTGTGCCTATAGAGTCAACCAAGACTCTATAGACTTAAAATGGCAATTCTAGTACATTCCTACAATAATATTCATACCAATCTTTGTAGAATTTATTATAAGTATCCCATATACATTCCATGAATTCTATTTTCATAGGTCTAGTAAGTACACTAGTAGGAGTATTATTAATTAATCCACATAATATTCTTATACGAACCTTTAGAGTTAAATCTTTATCGACTCCTATCTTTTGTATTATCCTATTATCAAACCAAAATATTAAATATTTTACAGTTTGAACTTTATAAGATTCATGAAATTCTAGTTCTTTTAATTCCCTTTTTTGTATTCTTAAAAAGGTATACCACTCAGATCGCCAGTTAAATGAACTATACTTAACTCCCCAAGTGGTATATATATGATTTGTCAAACTATAAATTAACATATTGCTGCTTTACTCTTTTAGCTATTTTCATTAGTACTACATTAATTTGTGCTAATGACCAGCCTGTAGTCTCTAATATATAAGCTTTAGTTGCGGCTACACCTCGTCCATATATTCCAATATTTTCAAGGTATTTATTAGTAAATGTCTTTAACTGTTCGTCAGTTATAGCGGGCATTTTTGTACCATGTATCGATTGACGATAAGATGGTAATGAACATATTTCTGAGTATTCATACTCTAGAAAAACAAATTTATCGGGATTTGCTAATACGCTCTGAATTTCAATAGATTCTTCAGGTAGTACTGTGAATTCCCCTTTCTGTACTAAGTCATTAACTAATAGTGCAGAAGTAATTCTCATACAAGGAACTTCTCCAATTATATTAGCAAGAAGTTCAAAGTTTTCACCTACAATTCTGTAGATACCAGGATGATTGAGTCTCATGGTTGATTAATTTCTTTTTTAAAGTTATTTACTATTCCAGATACTTCTGATAAAGTTAACTCTGGATACTTTTGCATCACTTTATTAACCGCATCAATATCAGACTTAGCTGACCTGAGTAAGTTAATGAACTCTGTTCTTTCATGTTTAGAGTCAAACCAAGCAAAATATCTTACACGCATTGATATTCGTATTCTTTTATTTTACTACTTAATTCATTCCATTTAGTGATATCTATATCAGTAGCATCTACTAAATGTATTATGTCACATTTAGTATTGAACACTCTTCTAATATAAGATATACCTTCTTTGTAGTGATACTTATTCTTATAAGCACGAGGTACTACATTATGAAGACGAGTTATTAATTCAGTCTTCATTCTCATCTCTGTTGCAGCTTTCTCCCATGATTCTGGAAGATTCTGTCTAATAAAATTCATTAATCCCATTTCAAATTAATTTATTGATTAAACTTAATATTGTAGCATTGAAGGGAGTCGAACCCTTCACAGCCCATACGTCTGATCTAGCCTGATATGCTCCAGCTTTTTACGACATTAGCTTAGCCGTTGGACTCTGTTATCACGCTGCAATATCAGTATAGTCCATTACATAACTTGTATTGCCAGTTATCTGCTTATTGACCTATTCTACTTCACATTGTCGCTGTCAAAACCGTTTAGCCCCGTGTATTTCTATACACTGGTATACATTTATATTTAGCCGAATACAAAGCTAATCATAATAATCCTATTTATACAGCTTCTTTAGATAGGATAGATTCTACTAAGGGCTATATAATAGGTAATGTACAATTTATCTCTACAGCAATAAATTATATGAAGAATAATATGTCTCACAGAGATACAATTAAGCTCTGTAATATTATTGCTAAACACGTAGTGGAGCTAGGGGCATACGATAGCCCCGTCCATACGACTGATTCATAGACCTAACAGTCAATGTGGGTATACAACCGACCAAAGTTGTATACCCTATGGTCTTGAGAATGGTTAGTTCTCTTATATATACTGATCTTGATAATACACGAATAATAGTTAAAGTATAGATACTTTAAGCGATTCAAAGATTCATATTATTCAGTCTAACTTGATGTCACGACTAAGGCTTTCTCTATTTCTAGAGGACAATCTTATTGTCGCGATCTCAGACTTATGATCAGTAGTTCACGGTAGTTCCCCATAACTGATTTAAAATTCTGTATGAGACCTGTTAATTCAGGTCCTTGTATGCCATCAATCCCTATGAGTTCAAAAGAACTATTCCGACTCATCATACTAAAGCTATTGATTCAAAGATTCTAAGCTTGGAACCTCTTTTATTTGTTTTGAATTTAGTTACTTGTTACTTACCAGGAACTAATTCATTGTATCTCCAGTTCCACGAGTCTGGGAACAATTCGTTAAGTTCACTTAAGGACTTATCGATATCTTTTCCAATCTCGATAAGATCTTTGTCGTACTGCTTCTTTAAGTTGCGAGCTTCTTCTTCCCATGCGGACACGGGCTTATTTCCGTTCACAACAGCTTCTTTCAGTGCAGCAAGATCCTTTAGATACTGTTTAATACGTTGGTTTGTTCTATTAGAGCGTCTTACTTGCAGTACCGCAGACGATACTGTATATTCACTCTTTTGAACAACATTAACCAGGTCTCTCGTTAACTTTTCCTTGCGTCGTTCAGCAATTTTCTTTGCTGCTTCTTCAGCAATTTCTTCAGTTACCTTACTTGAGTTAGCAATTACATCCTGGATGTTTTCTCCATTTACATCCTCTGTAAGGATGTTCATTTTCTTTGTTTCTGCCATTTTGAATACAGTTTAATTGATTTAACAATAAATTTATTTAACACTATAATATAATCTTAATAAAAGAACAGCCGCCAAAATATCTCTTTTTAGCTTCTATTATAGCTACTGCTATAATATTTAGCCTTAATTTGATATCTTTATACTTATTCTTTTTATGAATTTTTAGTGCTGCTTCTTTACTACATCTACTAAAGTATGATATAGCTTCTAATCTTTTCTCCTCGTATAGAGTAGGAGTAATAACTATATTAGTCATATAATATGACATCTTAAGCAGTTTTAAGTGCTTGTCTACGTTCTCGATTTAATCGAATTTTACGTTGACGACAGCTTTCTCTACTACCTGCTTTTATTAGCTTACGATTTTCATAAGCTGTTTCTCGTTTCTTACGATTCATAGATGTAAGAATAAGGAAATTAGTTACTCTTTGATGCTCTTTTTTTAAGTATTTTTCAAGTTTAGCTATTTCCTCTTCAGCCCAGTCAATATATTCTTGTACTGGATTTTTGTTTAATTTTTCAAGCTCTATAAATTCTTTTAGAGCTTTTATACGTTTTGTTTTACTCATATTTTTTTTTGATAAATTTAAGTAATGATTAAAAAAGAACTATCCTATTTATTTGTATCTCTTATTCATAGGTAACCCGTTTCCTTCATCACTGACCAATAAATTGGTTGACCATTGTATAGTCCATTGTACTCTTGAATAGCAGTTTGGTAACTGCTAAACTTCCATTAGGGATTTGGCTATAAATAGTTCTTTAGGTTGGCTGAATCCACCATTTTACTAACAATTTAAATTAGTAATATATAGTATTGAGTAGAGGCTCTGGCGGAACCTCTACTTCTTTACTATTCTTTGGTTGCATTCTGAGTTTACACTCATGAGTACATTCACTACAGTTGATATGATTATCAAGTGTAGGACAATTATTATCTATTTCCATGCTTTCTTACGATTATAGGGCTCCATCTTTTTATGTTTTGGCTTCTTTTTGAATTCCTTTGGAGGTTCTTCATTATTCTTCTTTACCATACTAGTAAAATTTAAATATAGGATTAACATCACGTAATAACTCAGGTAATGCGGATAAACCGTATTCCTTTAGTACCTTACGATGTTCGTAATATGCAGAAGTAGTATTTACTTTAGCAATAATACTTACTGGAACACTAATAACCTCACGATTCTGTTGTACTAAGAACTTACATAGTTCTGAATTCAATAGCTCTCGTGTCTTGAGAGCAGGTGAACCAATAGACGCAATAATCTTCTTACAGAAGACTTCTATTACTGGTATTTGTGGATTAGATGGTCTATCTACTGCTACATCAGTTGGAGTTAAACATTTAGCTACCATAGCACTCATCACATCTTCATCTGATAAGATACTTACATCTACGTTCTTAGCATCTGTATTATTTGCTATATTTGATGCTAAAGATGTTACTAGTGTATGTTCATCTTTTATTTCTCCTTTAAATGTAATAATAATTGCTTTCATACTTTACTTTTTGATAAGTTATTTACTGGGAATACTAATAGATACTTCTATTTCATACTCCTCTAATTCTTCAAATAATTTATCAGTATTTAACTTACTGATAATTTCAATAGGTGGATTAACTTCTACTCTCTTACCTGGTACTGTTCTACATAGCTTTTTAGCTCGTTCTAACGATATGCCAAGTACTTTAGTAGCAGCTAATAGATTTGCAAGATAGTGGTCGTTACTGAACTTTATTTCAGTTAATTTACGACCTTCTTTTACTTTATTGACTACCATTCTTCTTCATTCTGAAATTAGGTTCTCAAACTCAGTAAAGAAATTCTCTGGATCTTTACAGATAATTCTTGCATTATCTGCCTCTATGACTACAATTTCTCCAAGTTTGTCATCGCAGCTCTGAGTTATGCTGTCAATATAATCAATATTGACTACCGCAGTTTTTGTTTCTTCAGTATCTGTAAAGCATTGCTCTACAAATAAAAAATCTCCAATCTTTTTCATGTCTCTAAAAAAATTTAAAATTGTTAATAATGACGCCCGGACACTCAGGATTTAATTAAGTTAGTGCCAACCTAGTTTATAGCATTTGTTATAAGACAAAGATGAACGACCACAATCGTTACTTACTATGACTCTCACTATAGTTTTAACTCATAAGCAGAAATAGCTGTCAAACTAAATCTTATTGGAGTACATGATTTTAACGTCCGCACGATCATATATACCATCTATTCTATCAATCCCGTTTTTTTACAGTTGCGCAATTAACCTGTATAAATGAGAATAAACGATAACCTGCTGTATATACTTACGCCCCACATGTTTGTCATTTTCTGAGGACGTATACTCTATCTTCACAGACTGAGTATACTAGACTCTAATATTCATTTAAAACAGAAAGAAGGTTTGGTTTTAATTCTGAATAGAGTCATTTACAACCGTTGATATAACATGAGTTTGTATAGAGTCATCAAGATATTTTTGAGCTCTTGCTCCAGATAGTACTGTGTTATACGTTGATGTGTTTGATTTATATATGTAAATTATGTCTTTTATAGACAACGATGTACCATGTTGCATCAAAATATCAATTAATACTACCTTTGGCATAGCTAAAAATACACTATCAACTCTTCTATCTTCTCTCATTTGCTCTCTCATGTCGAGAATATCCTGTATTGTTGTTACAGGTTCCTCAATGATAACTTGAGGATCTTCTTGTACTTCTTCTTGGTTCACACCATTTAAGAAATTAGCAATGTTTTCACGCTCTGCGTAAATTATTGCTCCCATCATGCCTATTAAGGCAAGAGTTATTAATACTACCCAAACTATTATTCTTGGCGGTTTAGGTTTCGCCATCAAATCATTTTCCATTTTGATAATGTTTTAAAATTAGTAATTAATCTCCCCACAACCAATCTTGGAGTAGTTCTTTAAAGTTTTCTATTATGTAATTTCCATCCCCTCTTTCTTTTATCTTCAGAGAAGTCCCGACATCAGCATAGGAAATGCCCAACCCATCGTAAGAAAGCAAAATGAACAAACCCGCAGATTTATTATATCCATCTTTTCTGTGTAACCAAGAATAGATGTAATAATAATCGAACTTAGGTGTCCAAGGTTTATTACCATTACTAATGAAATTTAGAGCAGCTATAATTGTACTAAGCTGTTCATACAGATTCAAATGCTTATCTTTATAAGTTCTGGGTTTTCTACCTATTACTTTACAAGCATCTTTGTAAGATTTAATTTCTTCTCTTTTCATACTTTTATTGATTAAAATGTTACTTTATAGTATCTCCAACGAAATATACATGATGATATAGATAGTATTTTACGTATATAGTACTATTTTGATTTGTAATAGGATTACGTAATGTAAACTTATATTCTTCATCATTAGTAATACTTCTCTCTTTATTAACTAATATATAATTCTTGTACTTCATTTGTAAATCTACAAAATTATATACAGTTTTGGACTCTTCGTATTCTCTTTTAATTAGAATGCCAACAATATATGTTATTATTGCTATTACTAATATTCTACTAATTCGATTTAATTCATAATATTTAATTACTTTTATCATAAATTGATTTTAATGTTAATTACTAATTATAAAAGGCATTAGTTTTCATAGGTACAAACTGGAAGATTTATTTAACCTACTACTTAACACACTCGCCACGTGAAGGCTGCCTTAATGAGTGCAATCAGTATATCTATATTCACATATAAATATACTGACAACAGTACGCTTACTGTTATGCTTAATTAATCAATCTGTACAATTAAGAATGAAACGATGATTAAATAAACAAATGGCTCATACTATAAATCTAAGGACGAACGAACTTGGCTATATTAAACTATATGACATCTGCGACTAGGAGAAGGTAATATTGCTGTCTAATATAGTTGTTCCTGATTTTAACGTCTGCACTAATACTCGTGACACCACTACTATAAACACGAGATATAAGCCCCACAGGATTGTTAAGGATTCTCACCTTATAGACTGTTTGTAGATAATATCTCATCTACAATAAGATTATCTATTACATACTGCTGAATACAAGTTATTTTTTTTCTTCATAATTTGATATTATTTATTTGTTAGTTAATGCAATAAAAAAGTAATAGAGTAAGCGCATTAATATAGTTATGGAAAACACCACTATAAGCTATGCTAAGAGCTGTCTGATATAAGACCTCATTTTTCTCTTACTCTATTAAAAAAACACTTTAGTTCTAACGCCTCTGCGCCTTCATACTACGTTTCTAGAACGTCGTAACGTCCCAATTAGGGAGATATACATCATACACGAGTTTTCATATAACATTGTGTTGATATAATAGTTAGATATCCAAAGTATTAACACTTATTGTTCAGTTAGTGTCAGACTGTTAAGCACCTCATTAAGCTCTATCGAGGTATAGCTTTCTATCTTCGCTCTGCTTACTTCGAGCTTGGTTTCTGTCTCTAAAAGATGTGCGCCAGTTGGAACCTACAACTGCATCTACCACGTGGATTCATAATCTGTCTTTACTTGCGCATAGTAAATAGGATTATGTTTTTTTTTCTTGACTCACACTTATTTCATATACGACTTGTCACGTATCATCGGTGGTTTAAGAAGAGAAGCATAATAATATAGTCCTTAGCGCTACCTAAGTCTTTATAAGGGCATACCTAACTTATATTATTATACTTTAACGTGGTTAAATTATGTTTCACAACATATGAGGATAATTTGCATTTCATAGAATAATTACTTTGCGAATAAATCTGTATATCTTAGTTAAATAACCATATAGATAGATATAATACTATCATTGTGATTATTACTGATAACATACCTAATTCTGTGTCTTTATCCATATGATTATTTATTTAGTTAATGATTAAATTGCATTTTACACCTAAAACTTATAACTAAAGGAATTCTCTACTCTGGCGTTATGACTCTAGGAATCAATGTTGTAGTAGCTAAGTATTTACATGGATAGTCCACAACCTTTAGATTTACATAAGAAACTGGTGCCCTCAATGTCTTGGGATTGTTACACAACTCCGTAGCTTACGCTACTCCGAAGTTATTGAGTTTTTTATTTATAGAACAAGCGCATTATTTTCGTTATGCTATTCTCTTGTTCTAATTTGTTCTCTTACTCATCATCTAATCTTAAAGTAAGATATAGAATGTGAAACACATTAAAAGTGAGATAAAAGATTACACCATTAATCCCTCCTATAATGTAATAACAAAATAGGACAGATATAATGTTCAATAGTCCGTGTATTAATGAATGCATAGGCAAAGTTGTTATGTTGATAATAAATGTTGATTTGCAAAGCAAGCAGAGCCCACATAACAGTAGGCAATGCTTGTTGGGTGAAAACCGCCATATATTAAGCGATTACCTCAGTAATGTCGGCCGCGGTTTCACATGGAATATAAGCACCTGATTCAAGTCCCCTTTCAAAAGTCCTTTTGCATAAGGCATCAGCATTTCCACCGTTCTCAGCACATGTACCGTCAGCATTTTCAAACAGTGTTAAATTAACACTTTTAAACACTTTCGGTATGTACTTCGTTTTAGTCACTTCAATGGTTTTGCCATTACGAACAACCTTCTCCGTTACTTCCTCCTCCGTTTCATAGACACCAGTAACAGAGCTTTCTTTGCGAATGTAAAACTCCGTACCCGTTGCCCATGATACCGACATTAACCGTATTGGCGCACCCTTAACTACATTTCCGTGCTCGTCCACCTCATAGAGTTTTTCTAATTGCTCTACTTGTTTGTCCGTTGACGGAAAAAGTGTTTTTGTAAAGTTAAAACGCCTTGACATCATAGCGAACGGATTAATACAACCGTCCTCATCTACTACGTTTGCACTCTCGTCACCTTCAACTCCCGTTGCTTTAATAATAAAGTACGGCATTTCGTTCTCTCTCTCAACTTTAACAAAACTTGTTACGTTACACTTCATAACTACACAATTTAAGAATTATACAATACACGATAAAAAGGGAACGCCAATACCAAATTAGTACGGGGTGTTCCCTGCCGATACTTAATAGAGGGGAGTGAACTTTTGCTACTCCACACACGCACCACCTCTCTCAAAAAATTTTTATAAAATTTTTTATATTTTATTTTTAAAATATGTTTAATTTATGTTAAATATCTGTAATTATTCTTAATATTTACGTTATAGATAATATGAAACATAGCATAGATTATTATATAGAACACATTGAGCCTATGATAGATAATCTAAATAGGCAACAAGAAATACAGATTGATAATACTAAGTTTTTAGTATTGAAAGTGCGTACTAAAGATATTACACGTATATTAATAGCTAATCAATATAACTGGAATGGAGTTCACTATTGGGTATATAATACTAACACAAAACAAGTAGAAAATATAATTCATAGTACTTACCATTTCATGTTTAGATTTAAACAGCGTCACTTATCTATTACTAGACTATCAGAAAATAAACAAATAACAGTATGCATGGTTAATATGTTTAAGTATTCATATAACTTGTTAAACTGTACATCTTCAGTTTATGTTACATATAAGAAGCTATCTAAACTAGGAGTCCCACATATAAGATTTATTACATATATAAGAAAAACTACTAATAGGTGATACTATTCCGTTTGATAAATCTGCAGAGATGTATAATAGATCTACATATATAGGTCCTGCAGATGACGGATGGTCTGAGATAGTAAAGATAGACGATAAGTACTATATGGTTCAGCAAGGACTACAAGAATACGAAGGACATGTGTACATGAGTCAAGTAAAAATAATATCCATAGAAATTTTAAACTAATATGAAACTAATAGAATCCAGCGTACAGATTATTGAGGAAAAAGACCCTTATAAGATGATAGAGTTAGCAGGTAGAACTTGCTATAAGTCTGAAGATAAGATAACAGAGAATAGTGCTAAAGAGTTTGTAGATCGTATGATTAAGCTTGGTCATGGAGCTATGTTAGAGCATGGTACTATTTACTTAAGAATACGTGAGACAGTTAATGGTAATATTCCACCAGCTATGCTATATTGGAGACATTTGACCAATAGTACCTACTCTAAAGTAATCTATAAAATAGAAGCTGACCATCCTTACGAAGGCAATTACGGAGTATTATACATAACTACTAACTTAAGAGTGCTAGTAGAAAATAATAGATTAGACGATTTGCAGTATCAAGTAGAACCTACAGAGTATCATGAAAAGCGTATTACAGCTAAGTTCATATGTGATAGGGGAGTAAGTCATGAATTTGTTAGACATAGAGTATTTAGCTTTGCACAAGAATCTCAGAGATATTGTAACTACAATAAGGATAAATTTAATAATGAGCTTACTTTTATTAAACCTACTTGGTTAAATATACCTACTGGAGATTATACTTACTGGGATGGAGATTGGTGTGATATTGATAATATGAAGATTCAATTGCCTTCAGATAATGGTATAGCGGACAACTTTTTATGGTGTTTGAACAACGCAGGAATGCAATACAGACTACTAATAAATAAAGGATTAAAACCACAAGAAGCAAGAGCAATACTCCCTAATGCAACTAAGACAGAGTTAGTAATGACAGGTTTTGAAAGTGACTGGGAACATTTCTTTGAATTACGTTGTAGTGGTGCAGCTCATCCAGATGCCAAGAAGCTAGCTGATGAGCTAAAGTTGTTAATGAATGTTAAAAACATTGAACTTAATAGCGGTAAATAACTATAAATAATGTTAATAAATGTTAAAGAAATAGTAACCAAGACAGTATATTAGACGTTATACGGGGAGTAAGAGGGGTAAAGTAATAACAGTGTCTAGTTAAGTAAAGTGATATAATATTAATTACGCCTACTTTAGATAATCACAAATATAATTACTATGAAACAGAAACAAGTTAGAGAAGTAGCATACTTAGGTAAGAAAGTATATTTTGGTAATAAACCTTATACTTTAGTAGAGAATGAAGTAAAGGATATGTGTCAAGGATGTGATTTATATGATTGTTATTGCCCTTCTAGGATTACTTCATTATGTACTCAAGGATTTATACTTAAAAGAGATAAGTAATGTTTCAATATACTTTACATAAGATAGACTTAAAGAACAATGAATTTGCTCTAGTCACAGATGAATTCTTAAATAAGATAAACGAAGAAGTACTTAGAATACTAGATTTATATACAGAAAAATCTAATATCCTACTTAAAGGAATAATAAGATGAGAGAAGGAAAGAAGAATGATTACCAAGACGGTAAGCTACGTTGGGATTTACTACCATTAGAAGAGATTGAAGATATAGTAAAGCTGTATACTGCCGGTTCTATTAAGTATGGTGATAATAATTGGCAGAATTTAGACAATGGTTACCAACGTTATAAAGCTGCTATGTTAAGGCACTTACTTGAGTATGAGAAAGGTAATAAGATTGATGATGAGACTAAAGTAAACCACTTAGCTGCTGTAGCTTGGAATGCAATAGCTATGCTTTACTTAGATAAACACGGAAAAGGAAAGGACTATGACATTAAATGATTAGGAATTAGCAAAGATAGTAAGAGATAGAATACCAGTAACAATAGACAACAAATAGTTTATAATAGAGTCTAATCCAATAGGTAGTTGCGATGGCTGTTATTTCTTAAATAGAAACTGCCCTACTTTGGCTAGACGTTATTGTTGTTCTAATGGCGGAAATATATTAATATTAGAGAAACAAAATAAGAAATAATACGTTATTTGAGTATTAAATATAGAATATTATGGAAGATAAAGTACTAGAAACAGTAGTAAATGGAATTAAGTATACAATGTTGAAGGATGTGTTAGTTAAGCCTTTGGAACCAGTCATGGTTACTAAAGAGATAACAGAACAGATTCCTACGGGTGAAGTTGATGAAGATGGTTTCAATAAATATGATACACAAACTGAAACTAAGGAAGTAGAATCTGAATATTCAACAGGTGTAGTATTGAAGATTCCCACATGCTTAACAGAATGTGAATATAAAGTAGGAGATACTATTGTTTATAATAAAAAGTTTGCTAAGGACTTTGATTTGTTTAAGGATAGTCAATTAGTCAAACCATATGATATAATTGCTGTATCAAACATGATTTAAAAATTATAACTCATTGTTAGAATGAACCCTGGCGTTAGTCAGGGTTTTTTTATTATATAGATAATAAATGTTAATAAATGTTAACAGATTTTAACATTTATTTAATCTACCGTTTATAGATACATAAACATTTAAAATAAATATTATGAGCTACAAAGTAATTAAGGAATTTGGTTCTGCTAAGAAAGGTGATGTATTAGCAGAAGATGAAACAGGTTTAGTGTCATTTAACGTTAGTGAAGATAATTATACTAGAATGATGTCTTTAGATTATGATACTGCGGATTACTTATGTGAAGAAGGTTACCTTTTAAGTGTTGATGATGAAAGTAAGTATAATGTAGATGCTACTTTAGAGCTCATTGATGACTTACTTAAGAAATACGAAAGTAACTTAAAAGAGACTAATGAAAAAGCAAATAAAGGCGAAATACAGCCTTGTGTTAAGTTAGAAGCTGAGACAGTATATTATAACTTAAATAAGGTTTTAAATAAAATTAAGGATACGTTAACAAATGAATAAATTGGTAAAAAGCGTAAGCAAAGCCGATTTAAATACAGAATTCTTAAAGAGCCTTAATGGTATACTTGATCTTACTGATAGGGAGCTAGAGTTACTGGCTACGTTCATAGCAATAGATATTAACACTCCTAAGCTCCCTAACATAAGTAAGAATGTAATATCTACTGAAAATAGGAAGTATATTAGAAAAGTATTAGGTATTACTCCTGATAATCTCAGTAGATATATAACTAAGTTTAAGAATCAAGGTATATTAATTAAAGGTAAGATTGAAGATGAAGTTGTAGTAAATAAGGCGCTTATACCTGAAATAATCGGCGATAGAGTACAAATTACTATAATATTAAGAGTAAATAAAGATGAAGATTAAAACAACAATAGTAAGACCTGGCACTATATTATGTTGGAAGGAATATAACATATTTACTAAGTTGTGGAATAAGTTAAAGAAGAGAGACTTACCATATAATAAGTTTGAGATTATTCCTACTAGTATAGAGTTACTTACAATAGATAGATATAACTTTGTGGCATATACTCCCATACGTAAGTATAATAAACAGGAAATATACAAACTACAATCTATCTATGATAATTGTATAGAAGATAGAAATTGGGACGATGTTAAAACTATAATTAATATAATAAGACCTAATACGTTCGATAACTCTTCTACTTTAGAAGAATGTAAATATTACAAAAAGATAGGTTTAAATGAGGAATCAAGTGAGTATATATACTAAATTAAGTAACAAGTATAACATACCATACCCTATCATAGAAGTAATATGTAATAGTCCATTTAGATTTACTAACAGCGTTATATCTGATTTAGATCCAAAGCCTGTCAGATTCTCTTACTTGGGTAAATTCAAATTAAAGAAAAGATATGAAAAAGAAACCGTACGATGTTTATAGTCCTGAAATATATCCTAGACTATTATTTGTAAGTACTAATATTGAGGATTTAGATAAATATTTTATATTTCTTGATGTATACGGTAATAACGATGGAAGTGAATACAATAAGTTATTACAAGAAATAGATAAATATGATGGAGGAATGGTTACTTGTAAAGTAATACGCAAGAGTGATAATAAATACGGTGTAATAGTGATAGCTGTTGCTAATGCAGAAGATATTACTCCAGACATGATTCCTCATGAGGCAGTACACGTTGCGGATTACTTTTGTGAACAATTAGGCTTATATACACAAGACTTTGAAGATGGCAATGAAGCGTATGCCTACTTAGTAGGATGGGCTGCAGGAAATATAAGTAATACTATCTGTAATGAGTTAAAAAACAAAGAATATGACAATTGAAGAAAGTAAAATGATGTGGAAATTAGAAGTGGAAAACAGTAAACCACTCTATGATTCATTTAGTAAGGAAATGAAGCGCCTGTATAACAAAGTAGATGAATTAATTAATGAAGGCGTAATTACTTATGAAGATTTCACAAATGATGTAATTGACAGTATTACTACTACTATAGTAGATAATGGGAAGAGTAATGCAGAACCTAGTAGAGCTGATCAGGTAAATGCGATGTGTGATATGCTATTTAAGAAGTATGAAGAATATAAAAAAGTAGAGCATACAGGAGGAGATAGAGAAGTTTTAGTAGATAATATAGAGTTATCAGATGAAACCCAATTACGTGAATCCGAACGTGCCAATGAGACGTGCTAAGGAAATTATAGCGAGATTATAGAAAGAATATTATTTAGGTTATTTAATTGATTAATTATTATGGTTAAGTATATTTGTTCAGTAGATATTTGTTCAGTAGATAGAGGTATTGTCATTGGTTATGATAAAGATATGGAAAACGTTAGTATGCTAGATAATTTTTATGTAGATTATATGTACTATATCCCTGAAGATGGAGAGTGGGTATATACAAAAAAGGATGGTTCTAAAAATAGAAGAAGCGTTACTAAAGGCACTATAGTATTAAGAATGTATCCTATCAGTAAAGGAGATGATAGAGAATATATTTTTGTTGAAAATGATGAAGTAAAAGATCACTATAATAGATTACTAGAAAAGAGGAAAGAGGAAGCGGAAAAGAAAGCTGCTGAAAATCCTTGTGATTTGTGTTGTGATTGTGTTGTGAAGCTGTAAAGTGTGATTGCTAATATGGATAAATTATTGATAGACCAGTACGGTAATGCTATTTTATATAAAGTAGATACTAATAGCATTAAAAATATATCTGATGACTTTGAATGTAGAACTATGTATATAGCATAGTAGGATGGTCAAGTAATAACAGAAGAAGAAGTGATAGACTATAAGTAGGGAGATATTGTACTTATACTACGTAAATACGACTCTATAAGTAGTAAGTGGACACTAAAACCAATAGTCTGTTCTGATGCCTTTGCTAAAGACGATCTTATAAGATGGAGTAAAGAAGATAATAAACAAGTTCTTACGAATGAAACTATTTGATCTTATTGGAGGTAAAGTAAAAATACACCCAGATGCTATAGGCATCCCATGCTTTAGAAGAGTGTGGGATGCAGATAGACCTGATAAGGAGCATGCTACTAAAGTAATAAGTTACATTGTACTTATGAATAAATGGGATAGCCCTTATGTACAAAGTATGGATGAAGACAGTAGAGAACTTAAACTGAAAAAGGAAATATTCGATGATGAGAATTACAAATTGACGGCAGAAGAATTGATTTGTGAAGATGAATATAAAACCTTACTTAATACTAGAGCTCTACAAATGTTAAACAATATGCGTCTAAAGTTAGATAGTGTGAGTAAGTACTATAAAGAGTCATTAGACGATACTTTAGATGAAAAGAAGATTAAGGACTTATTAGCTGGCATGACTTCCGTTGGTGGAGTACTTAAGAGTATTGATTCACTAGAAACAATGGTTAAAGCTGAAGAATTAGCTATAGGTAAAGTTAAAGGAGATGCTAAAGTAAATCCGTATGAGTTGGCGAAATAATACATTAAAATATAACTAAATATTAACAACACGTTATAGTGTATAAATGAAAATATTATGAATAAGAAATTTACGATTACTATAGATTTGACTAAGGATACAGAAGAAGTATTTAGACAGATTGAAGAAGCTTCTGAATATTTGAACAAACCTGTAAAGAAGTCATTATGGCAAAGAATTAAATCTTGGTTCTAAACCATCAGAACCCTTACGTGGAGGGTAAGAATATCCACGTGATATTGGGGCGTGGTATAATTGGTAGTACCGGAGATTCTAAACCTCTGTGATGTGCGGGTTCGAGCCCTGCCGCCCCAACCAATATTCATATAAAACTTGCAGATATGACATACAGAGATATAGATCCAAAGTTAGCTGGTATATATATAATCAAAAATAATGTGAATGGTAAATGTTATATTGGTCAAAGTGTTAAACTAAGATCAAGACTAAAAGACCATATGCGAAATGCTAAGAATGGAAAATTAGATTTACCAATTTATAGAGCAATAAATAAGTACGGTTTTCATAACTTTACTGTAGATATACTGGAATCATTTATTCCAGATCCAAATATTTCTAATTTAGAACTAATTCAAACATTAGACAAATTAGAAATAGAGTATATTGAAAAATACAACGCTTATACAGAGGGATACAATTGTACTAAAGGTGGTGATTTTGGAGTTCTTGGACTCAAGATGACAGAAGAGCAAAAGAAGAAAGTATCTGAAAATACTAAAAAATTAGTAGCAAACGGTACATTCGGTAAGCGTGTACATTTATATAATTTTATTGATAGATATTATATATATGCTTGGACTATCAAGGATGCAGCAACTATTACAGGCCTGAGTCGCTCTAATATAGGTAGACTATGCAACAATAATTACATCCACCCGTTTTGTAATAATTTTATTGCAGCATATACTAAAGAAGAATTAGAAGATAAAAAGTCTAACATTCCATTATGGATAGAAGAGTATGAAAAGAATAAATCTACCTTGGTTAAGAGATATAAACGTAATAAAGTATATTTTGGCAATTCTAACTGGGTTAAAGGTATGGTTGGATTGAATAAAGGTAAAAAGATGTCTGAAGAGCAAAAAGAAAAACTAAGAGTGGCATCTACTAAGTATTTAGTTTACCAGTATACTTTAGATGATATATTAGTAGCTACTTATATGGGAATGCACAATGCGGCTAAGGCAGTAAACACTGACTATAAATCTATACAGAGAGCTTGCAATGGTAGAGCTAAGACGTGTAAAGGTTATATCTGGAAGAAAGAATTAATGCAGTCTGACTGCAAGCAGACTGCTTAAAATACTAGTCCTTTGAAACTATAATAGCAGAAGGAAACTTGTTGGATAGGTAGTTATCACGAACAGGTAGTCTGGGGTAATGTTAGCCCAGGTGGGGAGTACTAAACATACGGCGTATAAACCCTAGCCTAAGGAAACTAGGTTGCAGTCACTGGAAATCTCCCCAACATAAATTTTTCACAATTAAGAGAGTTTTAGGTTTAATAAAAGTATTATCTCAATAGAAGGGGTTCGTTGTGAAACGCGCCCCTTTTAAATATATAATATGGTAGACTTTAATAAGAAAATTATAAATTCAAACAAATTTCGCTAGGCCGCATTAAATTTTATTAATACCGGTAGTTATTGTAATTTTCCTGAATCTACTTCAGAATATTTTAAGTTCTGGGATGAGGAAAGTAAAAGATGTGTAGATGGTTATACTGCTGATGATGGAGATTTCATTAGTGGGTATAACTATTTTTATTTAAACTACTGTCCTATATCTCGTATAGTCAATCATATTATTACAGATGAATTAGGTAATATTAAAGTAAAACGTGTTAATGAAGTAACTTTCCCCGACTTCTGGGACTATGACTATTACTATTTTAATGCAGTACAGGAAGCCCAAGAGTAGGGTAAGCATCTGTGTTTACTTAAGTCTAGACGTAAAGGTTTTTCATACAAAGGTGGTTCTATGGCATGCCGTAATTTCTATCTAATACCGTACTCTAAAACCTTCATATATGCATCAAATAAATAGTATTTGACGGATGATGGTATTCTTACCAAAGCTTGGGATTATATGGACTTTATAGATAAGAATACTGCATGGGGAAAGAAGCGATCAGTTAATACCTAGATGCGTAGACGTGCTGGATTCTATACTAAGGATGACTATGGTAATATCATAGAATTAGGTTATAAGTCAGAAATTATAGGTGTTACTTTGAAAGATAATCCTGATGTAGTACGTGGTAAGAAAGCTAACCTTATTATGTTTGAGGAAGGTGGTTCTTTCTCTGAATTAGGAGCAGCATGGCAAATCGCTAGACCTTCTGTAGAGGTAGATGGTATAGCCTTTGGTACTATGATAGTATGGGGTACTGGTGGTGATGAAGGTTGTATTACAGAGGATAACTTAGTATATACAAGTAACGGTAAATAGGCGTCTATAAAAGATATTACTAAAGAGGATAAGTTAATAGGATATGATGTCACTAATAAGACAGTTACTGAGGAACCCGTTAAATTTATAAATATACCTAGTAAGAAAGAATGTATAAAGTTAATTACTAATTCAGGAAGAACAATTGAATGTAGCATAGATCATCCGATTCTTAGTAGCAATGAAAAAGATTATAACGATTGTTTAAAGTTTGATTGGCATCAGGCATAGGAATTAGCAATAGGTGATTATGTAGCAATAGCAAAAAATATACCTTATTTTGGACAGAATACCATTGATAACGCTAGAGCAATAGGCATATTTATTGGAGGCGGTTCTTATTTGAATAATTCTTCTGTTAATTTAACGTCCTGCGATATTGAAATACAGCAGTTTATTGAGAATCTATACCCTTGTATTACAACCGATAGTTCTCTTACTAAAGATGGTAAAATTCTAAAAAAAATAAGAGTTCGTAAAGCAAAATACGATATAAACAAATTAGGTATATCTGGACAAACAAAAGCAAACAAACGATTGCCAGAAATCATCAATACTTGTGATAAGAATAGTATTACTGAGCTTTTAGGAGGACTATATGATACTGATGGTTGTGTTTCCACTACCTATAATAAAAAACGTAATAAATATTCTACTATAATAAATCTTACTCAAAGTAGTAAAGAGTTATTAGAGCAAGTACTATATCTTTTATAGAAATTAGGAATACGAGGTTATATTTATAGAGTGAATAAAAAACCGTCTAAAAACAGTGTCTGTAAAAATCAGAATAGTGTTTATTATTCTTTAGATATTCACGATCGAGATAGTATTATCAATTTCTATAAAAACATAACCCTTTTAATCAAACATAAGCAAGAAAAATTAGAACAAGCCGCTAAATATTATGAGAATCAAAAATCTTTACAAAAAGATAGAGGATTCTACTATGAGAAAATAGTGGGTGTCGAAAATGTAGGAGTAAAAACTATCTATAATATAACCGCTGGCAATACTCACACGTATCTTGTAAATGGAATTATTACTCATAATTCTGCATTTGAAACCATGAAGGATATGTTCTATAATCCTGATGGATACAACTGTTTAGGATTTGATAACATATGGGATGAATCCGCTACTACTAACAAATGTGGTTTCTTTGTACCTCAATATACTAATCTAGATATACGTGATGAGAATGGTAAACGTATATATATGGATGAAGATGGTAATACATACCGTAAGAAATCTTTAGAACATATATTAGCAGAGAGACAAGTAGTAATAACTAGTGCAACCAACAATGCAGCTATTGATAGATATGTCGCAGAAAGACCTATTACTCCAGCAGAAGCAATGCTAGAGTTTAATGGTAACATTTTTCCTAAAAAAGAATTGCAAGAACAGTTAGCATTACTTAGGACTAACAAAAAATTATAGAATCATAAATAGGTAGGTGATTTAGTATGGCAACCGGATGGTAGCCTTAAATGGGTTATTAAAAAAACTGGAGATATAACACACTACCCTTTAAGGACTAAACGAGATGAAGTTACTGGGGCATTAATAGGTGATGACCCTACCGGATCTATAGTAATATGGGAACATCCTAATAAAGATGCTAGTGCTGGTTTATATATTGCTGGTATAGACTCGTACGATTATGACGAATCAAGCACTACATCGTTAGGTTCTTGTTTCATATATAAAAGAGTATAGTCCATAGAGTAGTACTCCGATATCATAGTAGCAGAGTATACTGGTAGACCCAAATCAGCAGAAGATTTCTACGAAAATGTACGTAAATTACTCATATACTATAATGCTAGAGCTATGTATGAGAATCAAAATAAGGGTATATTTGTTTACTTTACTAATAAGCATTGTGATTATCTATTAGCAGATCAACCAGATATAATCAACGATATAGTGAGTAATTCTAAAGTAAATAGAAAGAAAGGATGCCACATGAATAAATAGATTAAGCAGTGGGGATGGGGTCTAATAAAAGACTGGCTCAACGATATTAATGCTGATGGTAAGAAGAACTTATACAATATAATGTCGGAACCGCTATTAGAGGAACTTATAGCTGCAAATGATGTAGTCAACGTAGACCGTGTAATGGCGTTGACCCAAGTAATGATATATAGAGAATAGCTATATAACGTTAAAGTAAAAGAGATTAAAAAAGAGAATAGAAATAGGGTATTATTTGAAGGCCCTATATTTACTCAAGAATGGTTTCGTGACGACGAAGCTATGGATAACATCGAAGCATATATGTTTTAATTATGAATAATATTAATCAAATGCCAATATAGAAACTTCCTATGTCTAAGAAGACAAAAGAATGGCAAGAGAGTTGCATAGACTACGTTATAGGTCGTAGCATGGGAGGTTCTAGAAATGGTAATAATAGAACTCGTAGAGAGGAAATGCAAACATATTATGATCTTTATAATAGCATATACAATGAAAAAGATCTAAAATATGTTACTAATCCTTTCAAGCAACAGGATGGTTTCCCTGCAATGGCTTAGGACTATAATATAATTAAGCCTAAAATAGACTTGCTACTAGGTGAAGAGACTAAAAGACCATTCAATTTTAGAGTAGTACGTACCAGCGATATAGCAGCTAGTGAAATGTAGGATAGAGCTAAACAACTTTTGATAGACTACATCTAGGCTACTATAATGAGCAAACTAGGCCCTGAGGAACAAGCTAGATACTAGGAAGCTTTGCAGAATGGTGAAATAATGACGCCTCAATAGATACAGAAGTATATGAGTAAAGACTATAAAGATATAGTAGAGATAACTGCATACCATAGTCTTAATTACTTAAAGAATAAGTTAAACATTACTCATGAATTCTTTAAAGGTTGGAAGGATGCTTTAGTTGGTGGCGAAGAGATATATTACGTAGGTATATTAAATGGAGAACCGTGCCTCGAACGTGTTAATCCTATCTACTTTGATTATGATACTGAAACGTCCGACTTAGAATTCATTCATGACGCAGAATGGTGCTGTTATGAAATGAATATGTCTGTAACTGAACTATATGATAGATTATACGATAAGATGTCTGAGAAACAGCTAAATTAGTTGTTAGATATGATGGATCAAGCTTCTAAAGGGGGTATAAATCCTGAAGTAAGAAAGACATCTTTAGACTATACTCATATTAAAACACATACTATTAACGGATTCAGTAGTAATCCATTTGATAGTACTAATAGTGTGAAAGTATGGCACTGTTGCTGGAAATCATTTAAGAAGATAGGCTTTGTTACTATAATTGATCCTGAATTAGGTGAGCCTAAAGAATATCAAGTAGATGAGAGCTATAAAGAGACCGGGACGGAACTTAACGTAGAATGGAAATGGATTACTGAAGTATGGGAAGGATATAGAGCAGGAGAAGACCTATATATAGGAATACAACCATTAGAATATCAATATACTTCATCTGATAATCCTAACTCTCAGAGATTGCCTTATACTGGAGTAGTATATAATAATACAAACAGTAGACCACGTAGTTTAGTAAGCATGATGAAACCATTACAGTATATGTATATTGTACTATGGTATAGACTTGAGCTTGCTATGGCTAGAGATAAAGGTAAAGTAGTAAATATGGATATTACTTAGATACCAAAATCTATGAATATAGATGTATCTAAATGGATGCATTATTTATCTGCTCTTGGTGTAAACTTTATTAATCCGTATGAAGAAGGATGGGATATACCTGGTAGAGAAGGAGGTAAACCTAGTCAGTTTAACTAGATTACAGCTCTTGACCTTACTATGGCTAATACCATAGATTAGTATATTAATCTTATGGATAAGATTGAAAGTATGCTATCTGAGATATCTGGAGTTAGTAAGCAAAGAGAAGGTTCTATTTCATCTAATGAATTAGTAGGTAATGTAGAACGATCTGTAGTACAATCAGCTCATATTACTGAACCTTGGTTCTGGACACACAATTAGGTAAAGAGAGAATGCTTAACTATGTTGCTTAATACCGCTAGATGGGCTTGGAAAGATGGTAGTAAAACTCATCTACAATATATATTAGATGATGCTACTAGAGCATTCTTAACGCTATCAGATGATATGCTTTATGAGGATTTTGATATCTTTATAGAAGATACTACCAAGAATCAACAGTATATAGAAACACTTAAGCAGTTAATGCAACCTGCTATGCAGAATGGTGCTAGTTTGCTTGATATAGCTGAAATCATTACTATGGATAATATTAGTATGATTAAGTCTAGATTAGAGGAGATTGAGCAGAAACGTATGGAACAGCAACAGGCTATGGAGTAGGCTCAAGCAGAACGCGAACAGCAAGCTATTCAAATGCAAAATGAGATTAAGGAAGAGGAGCTTATGATTAAAGAAGCAGAAATGGATCTTGAGAAATATAAGATAGATCAAGATAATGCTACTAAGATTACTGTAGCTCAACTTAATGCTTATAGAGGTGCTGAGAATATGGATCAAGATGGTAATGGAATTCCAGATCCAGTAGAGATAGCCCAGCAAGCTTTAGCTGAACGTAAGCAAGCATCTGATGAAGCTTCTAAACAATTTGAATTCAATGCTAAGATTAGAGAGCAGAAGATGAAGAAAGAAATAGAAGATAAGAAGAATCAGCTTGAGAGAGAAAGAATGGATCATGAAATGAAGTTGCAAGCAGCTAAAGACAAAGCGGCAATGGAAAGAGAAAGATTAAAAGCCAAAACTGCAATTAAGAATAAAGTAACAGGAGAGAAATAAAACATGGAACCGCAAGAAAAAGAATGGAATAGGATTACAAATAAATATCCAAGAGATCTAACCTGTGATATATAGTGTTGGTTATGGTGCGTTGGGAAAAATAACAATACTAAGTATTTCGTAGATATTTTTAATCAAATTACTAAGACTAGTTTATTTCGATACAGTTCTCACAATATATTTGATATAGACGGCGTAATATTAAACAAATTAAAGGAATATGAACTGGTTTAAAGAAACATGGTGGATAGTTAAACAACTATTTACTAAAGTAAAAGCAGATAAAGTAGAGTATAAGCATATGGATCATTATCCATTTAGTGGTTATTCAGCAATGAGCTGGTGTGGTTACTTGTTAAGTAGAAAACCTGAATCTCAGATTAAGCCTACTACTTGGAATCACGAAAATATTCATCTCTATCAAGCTAAAGATAGAAAGAGATGGATGAGTTATTATTGGTCTTATGCATGGTCATGGATTAAAGGTAACCCTATAATCTATCCTGCATCTAGTGCTTACTATACTATTCCTTATGAAATGGAAGCTTATGCTAACGACGATAACTTTGATTATCTGAAAACACGTAAGCCTGAAGATCTTGACAAATATAAGATTAAGGATAGAAAGAAGACTTATAAGGCTAATAAGAAGAATTGGAGACAGTATCTTAAAACAATTAAATAATAGGAGGAATTAATTATGGCTTGCAAGGGCGGAAAGAAATCCAAAGGTGGAAAAGGCGGAAAGAAATAATTGAAAGATTATGGATAGACAAGCATTTAAATAGAGAATGCAAAACCTAAAGTCTTACCGGGAGAATAATCCCGGTAAAGGCTATTGGGACTGGAAGGTAGAAGCATTTGCAGATGGTGGTCAGACAGGTGATCCTGAGAAGGAAAGATTCTATCAAGCTACAGGTAGAAGTATTTGTTCCTAGTGGTTTAAGAAATGTAAAAGCTGCTGCTAGATACATTCCTACTGTAAATAGAACTGAACAAAGTTTAATAAATTAGGCTCTGGGTAATATTAGTAAGAAAAGAGATTATTTATCAGATATAGCTAATTCTAGAAATAGAGTTCTAGAAGATATTAATACGATACCTTACCGTAATAGAGCTGAATAGGCAGATAAAATATTCGGTACTAATTATAGTGAAACTTATGATCTGCTTGATGATTTGTATCAACATAGGTACTTTGATTTACCTGAAGTTCAACCCAAAGATATGGTAGCTTCTGGAAGATTATAGGCTAAACCATTTGCAGAAGAACGATTTAAAAAGACCGGAGTAGGAGCAGAACCTAATGAGTTTGATTTATGGGTAAACACAGGAATGTATAGAGATCCTATGCAATTAGCTAATCATGAGATGAATCATTATACTGATTATATAATTAGTAGAAATGCAAATACAACTATCAACAATAATATGTTAAAACAGCTAGAGAATTCATTAAAATAGACAGACGCTACTGACTATTACAGAAAAGGTACAGAATAGAAAGCTTATATGAATTAGCTAAGAACTATGCTCAAATAGAATGGAGATATATAGAATTTAGATGAACCAGTATCGTCTACTCTACTTAAGAAGTATCTAGATAAAATGTCTGATAGTGATCCTATAAAGAAGATGTTTAAACAGCATAAGAATATTAATGCATATACTAAATGGTTTAACGCTATTCCGTTGCTTGGTACTACTGCATTAGGAGCTAATGCTTACTTTAATAATAATAAAAATGAGTGATCTGATAGATTATACAGGTATCATGCCGGAATATCCCATACCTTCATATAAGTATGGTGGTATTCATATAAAGAAAAAGAATAGAGGTAAGTTCAATGCTTTAAAGAAAAGAACTGGTAAAACAACCGAAGAACTTACTCATAGTAAAAATCCATTAACTCGTAAAAGAGCTATCTTTGCTTAGAATGCGAAAAAATGGAAACATAAAGGAAGAAAGAAAAAATAATAAATCTAATTATATATAATTATGGATAATATAACATTGAACGGTTTTGAGGTGTTTGAAGAACTCATACCAGGAGCAAATGTAAAGAATAAACCTGTTGTTTCTCCTACTAATGAGGAAGAGGAAGAAACAAAAATTGATCTTGAAGGAGTAGGAGAAGAACTCAGTGAAGAAGAGTTAAATAATATTCGTAAGAATACGAAAACTGAAACTGAGGAAGAGAAAGAGGAAGAGCTTGAAGAAGAAGATAAAGAAGTAAAATCTAAATCTAAAGCTAAACCTAAAACTACTACAAAGGAAGAAACAGAAGAACCTGAAGTTGAGGAAGAAGAACCAGAAGAGTCTACTGATGAAACTACCATAGTAACAGGTTTCTTTGATTCTTTGTCTGAAAAGTTAGGTTGGGATGATATTGAGGATGATGATAAACCTAAGACTGTTGAAGATCTTATTGATTACTTTAACGATGTAATTGAAGAAAACTCAGTACCACAATACGCTAGTGAAGAAGTTGAGCAACTTGATAAGTTTGTTAAGAATGGTGGTAATTTAAGAGATTATTTCTCAATTGACAGCGAAGTCGATCTTGATGATATTGATCTTGAAGATGAGAGTAATCAGAAGTTAGTATTAAAAGAATTCCTTAAAGAAAAAGGTTTTAATACTAAACAAATTGAAAAGAAACTTACCAAATATGAGGAAGCTGGTATTCTTGAAGATGAATCATAGGATGCTGCTGAGGCTCTTAAGGATATAAGAGAGAGTAAGAAACAACAGCTATTGAAAGATCAAGAAAATGCTGCCAAGCTTGCAGCTCAACGCCAACAGGAGTACTTTGATACCGTTGTCAACGAAATAAAGGGCATGGATAATATCCGCGGTGTTAAAATTCCAGAAAAGGATAAACAGACACTATTAGAATATATATTCAAGCCCACCTCTGATGGTATGACTAAATTCCAAAAGGATTGGTCTAAGAGCGTAAAAAATTTAATTGAGTCTGCCTACTTTACTATGAAAGGAGATACACTTGTAAAAGCCGCCGAAGTAAAAGGTCAAAATGCAGCTATTAACAAGTTTAAGAATAGTCTTAATAGAACAGGAGTAAGTAGAAAGACTAAGAAACAGGATAACACTAGCACCGAGTCTATGTGGAATTCTTTTGCGCGAAGATTACGTGCAGATTAATATTAACTAATAAAAAATTAAAATTACTAGTATTTTATGGATAATAATATTCTAAATAACTTAGTTTTATACAAAGGTAAATGGTTCAGTGATTTGATTGATACCGCTAAGATTTCTGCGGCTTCTCAATAGAATCCATATCAGGTTGCTACCGTGTTGTCTTATGTATTCGGAACTAAGGATAATGGTTACAACACTTCTTTGGATATGCTTACTGGTGGTCTTGGTAATGTAATGACCATTGATCAACCGAGCTGGGAGTGGAATGTAATGATTGATGCCGATAGAGCAGTTACAATTAGAGATGCAAAATGGAATGGCGCAGCTATTACAGATAATTCAACTGCGGGTCTTGGCAATACACCGATTATGTTATGGCTTGAAGATAACTGGTTTGGTCCTACTGCTGTATTGGAATTTGACGATAAGGAATTCCAAGTACGTGTAGCAGGTGCTCCGTACCAAGATGGTAACTTGTGGGTATATACTTGTTTTGTAGCTGATGGTTAGCCTACTTCTTATATTCCTGCAGAACTCTTGAAACCGGGTTGCCAAGTATCTCGTCTGGCTTCTGCTGTTGAAGAGTACAGTGAAGAGGGTGATATCCTGAACTATAATACTCACTTCAAGATGCGTAATTATCTTACTACAATTCGTATCAACTATGATATTACTGGTTCAGCTTATTCTACAGTAATGGCAATTGCTTTGCAGGATCCTAAGACTGGTAAGAAGTCTTATTTGTGGGCTGATTATCAGGAATGGGTAGCTCTGCGTGAATGGTATAAGAGATGTGAACGTATGCTGGTTTACATGAAATCTAATGTAAATAAAGATGGTTCTTGTAATCTGAAGGGTACTAACGGTCGTCCAGTATTTATTGGCGCTGGTCTGTTAGAACAGATTGCTCCGTCTAACAGACGTTACTATACTCATCTTACTGCAGAACTGTTGGAAGACTTCCTGTTTGACCTGTCTTACAATGTACTTGGTACTAACGAACGTAAGTTTGTTGCATTGACTGGTGAAATGGGTATCCGTGAATTCGATAGAATCCTGAAAGAAAAGGTAGTTAACATGCACTTGATTGATACTGTATTTGTAACTGGTTCTGGTGACAGCCTTACTTTTGGTGGTCAGTTCAAGACTTATAAGATGACTAATGGTATCGAGTTGACTCTGAAGTATTTCCCGCTGTATGACGATATTACTTACAATCGTAAGTTACATCCGGTTACTTTGAAACCGCTGGAATCATATCGTATGACATTCCTGGATCTGGGTAGACGTGATGGTGAAGCTAATATCGTTAAGGTAGTTCGTAAGGATCGTGAATTCGTAACTTGGACTACTGGTGGTGCAGTTCTTCCGTCTGGTTATGGTAAGTCTATTAATACTCTGAGATCTAATGGTAAGGATGGTTACACTGTATTCTTCCTTGGAGAAATGGGTATTATGCTTAGAGACCCCAGAGCATGCGGAGAATTAATATGTGACGCAGATTAATTCAAAAAAGTTAAACTAATTTGGGAATCTTATTAAGCTACTCCCGTTATTAACATATCTAACACATTAAGGATATGAAAAGTAACGAAGTATATAAAATAACAAATAAGTTAACTAATAAGGTTTATATTGGAATAACAAATCAAGGTTCTGGTGCGAGATATCGCCATCATTGGTATGAATCTCGCATCGGCGAACCTTCTCCGATTCATCGTTCTATGGCGAAATATGGCGAAGAAAGTTTTACATTAGAAATAATTGATTTTGCTGATACCTACGATGAGTTAAAAGAAAAAGAGAAATACTGGATTAAATGGTATAATTCTACAGATAGGGTATAACTTAACTGAAGGCGGAGACGGAACTTTTGGTAGAATGCATTCTGAAGAGACCAAAGAAAAAATCAGACAAAAGCCTTAGGTCGTAAAGCGTCAGAAGATACTAAAAAGAAGATGTCTGAATCTAGAAAAGGTAAATGTTCTGATAAACAAAAGGAACACTTATCTAAATTGCAAGAGCAATGTAAAACTAAAGTTTATCAGTACTCTAAAACTGGAGAGTTTATAGCAGAGTATGATTCTATTATAGAGGCTTGCAAAGCTAATGGTTTAAGCCGTAATACCATCCGCATCCAATTAAAGAATCCTCCAAGAAATCCAAATGATCACAGAATAAAATTTCTCTGGAAAACTGTTAAAACAGAAAGATACTAACTGAACAATCTAATTAATAATTATGGAAGTAATCGTTAGAATAATTAAAACTAATCCCTGGACTGGGATTACTAAATGGCCTACATGTTTTGATTATGTAAGCTCTTACTGGACTAGATCTGGTAATTTATATACTGGTTTATCTGTAGAAGATGCAGCTAGATTAGAAAAAGAAATTGGTTATCCTGAGGGGTAGTTATCACCCAGTAGTGCATTTTGGGATACTTTTGCTATTAAGATAGGAAGAAAAGATGTAGTACTTGATACTAATAGACCCGAGGATGAATTAAAATATTTGTTCCTTAAGAATCATAAGAGAGTAGCAAACGGTTTAAATAATATCAAACCTGGTACAGATTATGTTATGATTAATAAGGATAGTGAAGCAGAAGAACAGAATAAGTTCAATAAGGTTAAGCGTGAAGCATATAGAGAAATGGATAAGATGTCTACTGAAGAAATGCGTAAGTGTTTACGTCTCTATGGTATGAAATCAGACTCTATGTCTAATGAAGTTGCTGAAGCCAAATTGTCAGAATTTATTGAAGCTGATCCTTCTAAGTTCTTGATGAAATGGGTAAATAACCCTAATAAAGAAATTAACTTCGTAATTGAAGAAGCTATTGCTAAAAACATTATTAGAAAGAATCGTGCTCAATATTACTTTGGTACTGATTTAATTGGTAATGGTCTTGAAGATGTAATTGCTTATCTTAAGGATAAGAAGAATCAAGATATTAAATTAGCAATACTTAATGAAATTAAATCTAAGTAATGACTAATAAAGATTCTCATATAATTTTCAAGGTAATTCTGGATAAGAATGCAGAAGGTATTGCTTATGGCGGATGCCCCGCATTTTTAGACTAGGAAGTAGACTTATTTCTTAATCAAGCACAGCTAGAAATCTTAAGTAATAAGATTACTGGTAACAATGCATTAAGAGTAGGTTTAGAAGGTTCTGTATCTAACTTATCTGAAATAGAGAAGTTAATAGCTACAGATGTTAACCTTCATGCTGTACATACAGACTATAATGAGTATGCATTAGAAGATGTTCATGATGAAGATAATAGAATGACTATACTTAGTGTGTTACTTAAGTATGGACAATTCTAGACTAACTGTGTACTTACTAGTCATGAATTAGTAAAGCCTTTTAAGCAGACTTATAATAATATACCTTGGGTAGAGAATCCAGTGGCTACTTTAGAAAATAATAAACTCTTAGTATACGTAGATCCTGTTTTAATGCAGGATCCTATGTATGCTCCAAGAGTAGAAGATAATACAGAGTTCTATAAAGTAGATCTAACTTATGTTAAGAAACCAACTAAGTTTGATTATACTAAACCTGAACAAGAATTAGACTTCCCTGAAGATGTTATGTATGAGATTATTAATAGAGCAGTAGTAATTGCTTTAGAGAATATAGAATCTCAAAGACAATCTTCTAAGTTTTAGTTAAACCAAGTATCTGAATAATTATGTGTGAGAGAGATTTTCAAATAAATATAGAGAGGTAGCTTAACAATATCATACCTAATTATAATGAAACTATCAAGTTTCCTTCAGATACTTTGTTTCATTTTATAAATAAAGCTAAAGACGAATATGTTAAATAGAACTTTAGAGTATTCTAGAGAAACCAAGAGATTACTGATAACATACGTACTTTAGTGAATACTAAGAGCTATACTACTTATAGCTTTAGTAAATTAGGTAATAAATGGGAAGCCGATTATCCTGAAGATTATATGTTTGCACTTGGTGAAAATGTATATATAAGTATAAAGGATAATAAATGCAATAACTTAATTACTCGCGAATCTGATGTAATAGAGGCTACAATAGAGACAGTAAGCTCCAGACTAAGTAATAGTCTATCAGATCATAGATTACGTTATAATCAAGCAAAACCTATTAGAGTATATACTGACAATAAAATTGTATTATATACTGATGGTAATTATAGTATAAGTTCTTATGAGCTTACTTACTTAAGAAAAGCTAAGGACTTAGGTACTCTCTAGGATTTAACTAAAGAGTATACAGATTTACCAGAAAATACACATTAGGATATAGTGGATCTAGCAGTTCAAATGATAGTACAAACTATACCTAATACTAGTTCTAAGAAATCTTAGGACGAATAATTAAGGCGCTTACGGCCGTGGAAATCTGAAATAATGAAAGTAGAAAGTAAGCGAATAGACTAAGCGCTAATGTCTAATTTAATTTTAATATTTTAATATGTTACAATCAGTACATTCCGTATTAATCGGAAAACAAGCTCCTGCTGCTTATACTACAGTAGATGCATTAGCTGTTGGTGATGTTGCTTTGTTCGACGAGAATAAGGCTCTTATTGAAAGAGCTGCTGATGCAGTGAATGCTAACTCTCTGTATGTAGGTGTAGTAGGTGAAAAGATGAATGTTACTATGCCTGATGGTACAGTAGCACAGAAAGCTAATATTGATTTCTCTACTGAAATCCAGAAAGCTTCTAAACCGTCTGCAGTAATTGGCAAATATGCAGCTCCTGTTGAAGAAAAGATTGAAATCACTTTAACTAACGCTACTATTATTGCTGGCAATCGTTACGTTTTGCGTATTGTTTATAAAGATATGTATGAAGCTGCTTGGCAGTTTACTCATACTTATGAAGTATATGCTGAAACTACTACAGCTAAAGATTTAGTAGACGCTTTCTTGAAGAAGATTAACGCTCACAAGAATCGTAGAGTACAGGCTACTGCTTCTGCTGCAGTTCTGACTTTGACTGCTATGCCGAAGGATGATAACGAAGGTGTTTACTCTTTGAGTGAATACAGCGTTGTATCTATGGAAGCATCTCTGTATGAGACTATTCCTGGTGCATTGCTTGCTAATCAGCCTAAGGCAGTTGTAGGTGCTACGATTGTTAAGACTGCTGGTAATCCTGGTAAGGGTTATTGGAAGCAAGTACGTGATGCAGAAGTACGTAACATGGGTTATAAAGGTCACGTATTTACTGGTGCATATCCTATTGTTGAACAGGCTCGTAAAGTAGTAGAAGATGCAAAATATGATTATGCTATCATCGAAAACGATAACCTGTACTTGAGCAATGATAATCAGTATATCAAGACTACTCCGTTGACTACGGAAGTTTATTGTCCTAGTTTAGTTGGTTCTATTGTAGATAAGGGTATTCAGTCATTTATTGCTGGTAAGACAATTGCCTAATCCACGTTAGAGAGATTGAATTTGGGATAAGATTCCTTTTACAAACTACAGAAGTGGAGTTGTGGAATATTCCACTCTCCACTTTTTTTATTGTTGATATATGGACAAATTAACAAATATACAAATAGATGGTGATAAACTAACCTTCAAGATAGAGACTGAAGTAGACCTTAGCAGCTATAGTAAGGAAGTTTATATAGATGAAGTATGGAATTTAAAGAACATACTTGAAGACAGTCCTATACATAACATTAGCTTTTCTGAGAATATTACAGTAGATTCCGAAAATAATGTAACTGTAACTAATGACGATATTCTAGAATTAGATTGGAATATGAAGTATGTTACTTTGAGATGTTTTACGGAATAGGAAGAAATACATTTTCATGGCATATACTACAATCCTTCAATTGTATATATGGCAGAGATTAGGAAATTACATACTCACTGCTCAACTTGTTTAGATGATCAGACTATGCAGAACATAATGTTAGTAGTCTTTAAGAGATAGCTGCTTGAGTATGCTTTAGCATCCGATTACTATCGCGATGCTTTACAATTATATGTAGATATCTGTAGATTACTTGAGACATCTATTAAACCAGAATGTGCAGCTAGTACTTGCTGTAACAATGCTATTCTTACTCAGAAAGGTGATTGTTTCAATACAGAAAACGATAAATGTCTTCACTTAGAGAAAGAGCGTAACTCTGCTACTTTATTTAGTGGTATTTGTTACTCTTGTTCTAATAATACTTGCAGTACAGGAAATTGCAGTAATGGTTATTGTAAATTATAAAATAAACAGATATGATACAAAAATGTGATGGTGTAAAGATATTGGACTTAGAAGAGAAGCTTGAAGCTACAGGTAGTGAATACATTGTTACTGCAGAAAAAGACAATAACTATAAATTACCACTTGAATCAGTAGCTGATATAGTTATAGGTAATTCTAAGTTTAAGGCTGCAATTAAGGATGTATACGAATCAAGTACTCCTACAGCATCTGTATCTTTAGATAAAGATAAGTTCTTATTCTCATTTGGTATACCAGCAGGTAGAACAGGAGATGCAGGTAAGGACGGTAAAGATGGTAAAGACGGTAAAGACGGTAAGGATGGTATTGATGGTGTACCAGGTATAGACGGAGATACTACTAGAGTAGTAATAGCATACAAATCTACTAAAACTATACAAAGACCCGATACTCCTGTAGGAGGTAGCTGGGATTACGATACTAATACTATTACATATCCTGAAGGTTGGTCTGGTAGTGATAGTAATCCTAATGGTTATGTATGGATGTCTACTGCTACATTCTCTAGTAAAGGTACAATAGTAGTGCCTTGGAGTACACCTGTAAGACTTACAGGAGCAGATGGTCATGATGGTGCAGATGGTAGTAATATTGAGTTTGTATATAAACTTACTATAACTAGTTTGGTTACACCTACTAAACCTACAGGTAACAGCTAGACTGAAGCTATTAGACAAGGGTGGACTGATCATCTAACGGGTATTAGTGAGCAATATCAATGCGAATGGGTTTGTTCTCATAACTTACAAACTGATGGTAGTTGGAGTGAGTGGAGTGATCCTACTATTTGGTCTAAATGGGGAGTAAATGGTAAAGACGGTGATGGAGTAGAGTATATATATCAGCGTACTAAATTACCTGCTTCTCCTCAAGAGATTACAGATAACAATCCAGATCAAGATGAGTATATACCTCAATCAGCTCCTGGTGAACAACCTTGGACAGATGATCCTAAGGGAGTAAGTGAAGAGTTTAAATATGAATGGGTTAGTAAGAGAAAATATAAAGGTGATACTCACAAATGGGGTAACTTTAGTTCTCCGTCATTATGGGCTAAATGGGGTGATGATGGTCAAGATGGTCAACACCTTAGAGTAATGTATACTAAGACATCTGGTAGTGATGTTAAGCCTAGAGACCCAGATAGATTAAATATTAACCCTGGTAGTATTTGGGGTGTAGGTATGCCCTCTGTGACTGGTAAAGAAGCCATATGGGGTATTCAAGCTTTAGTTACTTTTGATAATAAGTTAGTAATTGATGAATCTCTGCCTGAAGACGAAAGAGGTTGGCAAGGGCCTTATTTAATTACAGGTGTACCTGGTCTTGATGGTAATAACTTCAATTATCAAGTAGAAGCATTTAAATAGAGCTAGACTCAACCTGAGAAGCCTACTAGTAATGACCCATATAATCCTGGTGATGGTTGGGTACTTACTCCTGATATGTCCACAGATATATGGTGGAAATCTGTAGCATTAGTTCAAGGTGAAACAGGTTCTGTAATAGAATGGGGAGCTGTAGTAAAAGTAACTGGTCAAGGAGTTGTTATTAAAGGTACTTTAGATTCTACAGACGATCTTCCGACGGAAGGTAACCAGATAGGAGATGGATGGGTTATCGATGGTTTCTTGTGGGTATGGAATGGTAGTGAATGGGTAAATGTAGGTAAGGTTCAAGGCACGGATGGTAACTACTATGAATACAGATTTGCTAGAAACAATAGTTGGGAAACAGCTCCTCAGTTAAATGCAGCTGAACGTTATCCTGCAGGTTGGAGTTCTACTGCACCTGCTTTAAGTAGTGGTAAAGTATTATGGGCTACATTTGCTCTTATTAATGGTGGAGATAACACATTAATGGAACAATGGTGTGATCCATACTATATGACTGGTATGACTGGTGATAACGGTGGTTCTGGTGTTCCTGGAGTAGGTTACGAAGTTAGATACTGTAAAGGTACTGAAACTACTTATACTGGTGAAACTTGGAGTGACTCTATGAAATGGAAGAGAAATCCTACAGGTTGGTCTATGGATGTTCCTGAGCTTACTAATGGAGATGAGTATAATTATATATGGTTTATTCAATGTAGAGTGATTGGTGATTCAATGGAAACTGCATGGTCTAAACCTAATCCTATGGGTGGTATAATTACTCCAGATCCAGTAGGTTCACAACCTATAGCATATCCTGCTGGTATATATAGTACTAGTACTCCTTATATTAACGATGGGGAGAAAGCACCTTACGTATACGATACTAGTGATGGTAACTACTATTTCTTAAAATCAGTAATGACGTGGATTGGTACTCAACAGAATAATGAATCTCCTGCTACAGATACATCTGGTGCATGGACTGTATTAGAGAATTATGAGGCAATCTATACTGATTTACTTATTGCACCTAATTCATTAGTAGGTGGGGCTGTATTTAATAACAACTTGATGTTCTCACAAAGAGGTAAGAATGCTAGTGGTGGTGATAGTTCTGAGTATCATTTGATTAATACTTCAGATCCTATGAATACCTCTAATTCATTTAGACCTAATTTCTTGTTAGACTTTGCGAATGGTGAAGCTTACTTTGGAGCTGGGGGTATACACTTAGCTGCTGATTCTGAGAATAGTTAGTTACAGTTAACTACGGCAGACACTAAGCTTACGTTAGACGGTAGCGGATTAAGTATGATTAACAATACTGGTGGATTGTCTACAGTAGGTACTTATATAAAAAAGAGTAACATATCTCAACTTACTAACGACTATTAGTTTAAGTTAGATTCAAATGGAATGCACTTAGGTTAGGCTCAAGCTCCGTTCACTAGTTGGTTTGATGTAAGCTCTAGCGGTAGTTTAAAATTAAATGACAGTATAACTATAGGAAATACAAGCGATGAGCATGCTATTATTAATAGGGGTAGTTTCTCATTAAAGAATAGCACTCTGGATAATATAGTTATTACTTATGATAATACTACTTCTTCAATAGTACTAAAGAACCCAACAGGAACAGATTCATCTAGAGTAGAAATAAAGGCTTTAGATGATGATGCCTCTGAAGCTATCTCTGTAACTGCTTACGATTCTTAGGGTAATAAAGCGTACATATCTCCACTAGGAGTGACTGTATCCGATGGTGTAAATACTCATATAGATATTATGAAACGTATGATTACAGTAACTAACTCTAGCGGTACGTATATTGGATGGACTGGTACTAAAAATGGTTTGCGTTTTATAGGCGGGGTTTGTGTTGGTGTAGCTTAATTAAACTACTATGGATAAAGCAAAAGAATATATAAACAGTAAAACAAACTCTATACTTAAAACTAATATACTTAGGAACAATAGAGATGTTGTAGCAACCATAGTATACAATGAATTAACAGATTTATTGGAGTTTAGTAACACATCTAGTGTTACTACTCCTATAGATTCTGAAATACTAAAGAGATACTTACATTAGGTTAAACCATAGTTATATAGTGGTATACCTATGAAACTCAAACCGTATTGTATTAAGTGTGGTTGTGGTAATGGATACTTTAGAGGATTATACGATCCTTATGTATTAGCATTGTTGACAGAGGATGCAGATCCTTGGTTATGGGAAGATAACGGTGTAGTACTGTTAGAATAGTAGAAAGAAAATAATTTGATTGACAATGATAGCAAGAATTAAAGGTTTAAAGATTAGTCAAGCTTCAGAACGTACTGCTGTCACAGGATAGGAAATGATTCCATTCCAAGATGGTGAAAGAAATGGTAAGATCCGAATGATATAGTTTAAAGATATGATTATGTATATCTTTGATCCTACTATTGTTGATGGTAAAGTAAGTCAAGAAGATTATGACGCATTAAAGCAAGCTATAGAGGAAGGTAAGCTTATCTATACTATTAACTCTAAGAGAAATGGTTTAGACTTAGCAACTGAAGTAGCTATAGTTGGTGGTACTATATATATTGAATCTCCTGATTTTATTAAAGAAGAGGGTACAGATAATATATCTCAAGTAGTATTTGATACTATTACTGTAGATGGTTCATTAAACTATAGTAAAGAACAATATACTACTACAGTAATTAAGACTACTGGTGATGGTACTAAAGTACTTACAGATAATGGTCAGTATGTATATATAGGTAATTTAGCATTAACTAATATTAAGTTTAAAGATGGTACTAATACATCTACTTATGATTTAGTAACTAACGGCATTACCTTTAGGCAGAATAGTACTCCTTGTGTATCTTGGAATACTGTTAAGAGTGGTAACAATATCTATATGGATATACGTATAGCTAATGCTACTGCATCTATGGATGGTCTAATGAGTAAGGAAGACTATGTAGAACTTAATACTACTATTCCTGGGCAGATTGAAGATCTAAAGGAAGCTGACTCCAATATAAATAATAGAATAGACGATCTTGATGATAAGATTGATAAGGAGATTGCTGATAGAGAAGCAGAGATAGACCGTATAGAGAATAAGTTTGATGGAGGAGTTACCGATAAACTAGAGGACGCTCTACAGAAAGAGATTGAAGATAGAAAAGCAGGCGACACTACTATTACTAATAGTTTAAATGCATTCATTAGTACTAAAGGTCAACCTAGCGGTTTAGCTGAATTAGACTCAACTGGTAAGGTTCCTGCAGCTCAATTACCATCTTATGTAGATGATGTATTAGAGTTCTCTACTAAAGCTCAATTCCCTCAGACTGGTGAAACAGGTAAGATATATGTATCTAAGGATACTAACTTAACATATAGATGGACTGGTACTCAATACTTAGAGATTAGTTAGAGTTTGGCATTAGGTGAAACTCCTAGTACGGCGTATCCTGGAGATAAAGGTAAAGCTAATAGAGATGCTTTAAATAGTATGCCTACTAAGCTTACTTCATACCTTACTCCTACTACTAGTACTGGTGAATTAGTTAAGATTAACTATAAGTATGCAGCTAAAGATGGTTTGAATTATGGTCCTCTGCAGGATGATAATATAGATATACCATCAGCTACAACTACTAATGCGGGTGCTATGTCTGCAATAGATAAAGGTAGATTAGATGATTTATATGATGAATTTGGTAGTATAGAGAATCCAGGTGATAAGCTTGATTCACTACCTAATAACTTAGTTACTGGTATAGATGCAACGTCTAGAAATGCAACTAGCGTAACTATTAATTATAAGCAATCTGATTTATCTGCAGCTAGTAATTCATATGCTAATCCTATTACTAAGTCATAGACTATACCTGCTGCTACACAATCTGCAGCTGGTGTAATGACTGCTACTGATAAATAGAACTTAGACGTCAATATACCTAATAGAATTACTAATCTAGATAATAGAGTAACTACTGAAGTAGATAGATTAGAAGAGCTTATTGAGAATAGTCCAAATGATATCATCAATGATTTGAATGTAGAAATTCAAGCTAGAAAAGATGGTGATAATCAGTTACAAACTAATATCAATAATCTGTAGTCTACTATGAATACAGAATTAGCTAAGAAGGTTGGTAAAGTAACTGTAGCTGGTTCTGGTAATGCTGTTACTACTGCATCTATTAGTGGCGATACTCTTACTCTAACTAAAGGAGCTACATATAATAACTATGTACATCCCGCTGGTTCTGCACCTAGTAAAGCATCTGGATTCTATAAGTTCTCTACAGACGCAACTAGTCATGTTAAACAAGTTGCAGCTGTAACTAAAGCTGATATAACTGCTTTAGGTATCCCTGCATAGAATACTAATACTACATATACATTTGCTAATGGTTCTGCTGGTAATTTTACAGTAACTCCATCTGGAGGTAGTGCATAGACTGTAAGCGTTGGTAAACCAGCTAATGCAGGTAATGCTGACACAGTTGGTGGTATCAGTCCATCTGCTTTCGTAAAGAAAGCTGGTGATACTATGACTGGTAACTTGAATTTTGATAACAATACCGGAATCATTACAACTATCACTGCAGATGGTAGTCATATTGTTAAAATAGGCTCTGCAATTACAGGAGGATGGGCAAGAGGGTACAACTTCTTCAATAATAACTCAGGAGCAGCCTTAGCTGCAATAGGGTGTCTTGGAGGAGGACAGACACTCAGTTATGCTTATATTGGCAATACCTGTGAAAATACTTGGCAAAGATGGAATTCATCAGGTTCTGTTATAACTGTGCCATTAACTACAGCTGCTATTACATCTTCAGGGTCCGTTAAAACCACTGAGGAAATGACTGCTAAATACCTCCGTTTTGAAAAAGGTGGTACTAATGTAGGTTATATAGGGGCTGGTTCTACTGCTAACAACGATATATACATATAGTCGCAAAATGATAATTCTATACACTTTTGTGTATCTGGTTATAGTACATCTGCAGGTATGACTGTACACACAAATAGTAATGTATCCATAGGAGGTGATGCAGCTACAGAAAAACTCAACGTTGCAGGTAATATTACATCTACTGGCAAAGTATCCGCAACTAATGGTTTCTTCAAAGAATCTGATGCCCGTTTAAAATCAGATATCAAACCTTTAGATTATACTTTAGACTAGATATGTTCTATACCAACTGTATCATTTATAATGAAGGATTAGAAGCAAATAGGTACTATAGCATAGAACTTAGAGGAATTAGGTTTTAAAGATATAGTAGATGAAAGCATTACTCCTAAATCTGAAGTAAGTAATCCCGAACAGTTTGAATCATTCACTAAAGATGGTGAAGAGTATGTTAAGGTTAAGAAGGTAGAGTATGAAATGTTAGGTGTATTAGCTATTGAAGGAGTTAAGATGCTTAAGGATGAGATTGAAAAGCTTAAAGCTGAAATAGAAACTTTAAAGAATAAGCAGCATGAGTAATGAAATAGCAACATATTCTATGATATTAAGTAAGCTTAGTCTAGGTAAGAGTGGGGCAGAATGTCCTACTAAGACCTAGATTTTAGCTATTAATTCATTGATAGTTATTGATAATGCTTCTACTTATGGAGCTAATGAATGTGTAAAGATAGATGATATACGTAAGAAGGTAGAGACTTGGAATTACTATTTAACAGTATCTCCTACCAGTATGTCATTTGGAGCTGGTGGTGGTAGCAAATCTTTTACTGTTAGTTCTTATAAGAGAAAGGTATTAGATGGAGTAGAATAGAGTGGTGATACTAGTGTGTCATTGAAATCTACAGTTATATCTGGTAGTGGGTTCTCTTTAAGTGGAACTACAGTAAGTGCTTCTGCTAATGAAAGCAATTCAAATAGAACAGGTACAGTCACTATAACTTAGAATGAGTCTAATAAAACTGCTACTATTAGTTTATCACAAAATAGAGATACTATTAGTTCATATGGTGAATGGACTATATTTGTATCAGCTAGTCCTACTAGTGTATCTAGTAGTGGGGGTACTTCTACTATTACAGCTAGTGCTAAGAGAACTATATTTTGGGAGAGTGGTTATGTTTCTGAAGGAACAGGTTATCCTACATTGTCTACTAACTTAGGTAGTCTTAGTAGTAGCTATTCACCTAGTACTTTAACATTAGGAGAGAATACATCTACATCTAGTAGAACTGCAACTATTAGCGCAACTTACGATGGTAAGTCAGCTACTTGCACAGTTACACAAAGTGGTGCTACACCTTCTACTACTTATACCTTCTCTGTTAATCCGTATAAAGTTAATGTAGGTTCTAGTGGTGGATCTGGCAGTGTAACTATTAGTTCTTATAAGACAGTTGGTAGCAGTACTTATGATGTAGATTATAGTATAGATGGTAGTACGTTACCTTCATGGGCTTCATTTAACAAAAGTACTTCTACATTTACTATACAATCAACTACCAGTACTATAGGTAGAACAGCAAAAGTATGTTTTGATTAGGATGAATCTGGTAAATGGGATTATGCTGAATTAACCCAAACAGGGTATACTCCACCTGCAGATACGTATGTATTTACTTGGGAAGGTGGTAGTACTTCAGATACTAGCGCAAGCCTCCCGTGGAATTTTTCTACTAATGGAACTGCTGTTAATATACCTGTAATATCTACTAAGAATGGTAGTAGTCAATCTTGGAGTGTGTCTAGTAAACCTAGCTGGATAACTACTTCTACTACTAGTAGTAAAGTTACTATCAGTGCATCCGATAATAGTGGATCTGCAAGAAGTGGAAAAGTAGTATTAACTCAGAGTGGTTCTGGTAATACATTAACTGTTAATGTTAGTCAAGATGCTAAGCCTGCTGAAAATGTATATGTATTTACAATAACACCAAATACATATGATGCTCCATATAATAGTAGTACCGCTTTCATACCAAGAACAGTATCTACTAAGAATGGTAGTAATATAGGCTATAGTTTAACTTCTGGTGGTACTGATTGGGTAGTTGTATCTACAACTGGAAAAATAACTGTAGAGATATTGAAAAACACTACTTCTAATACTAGAAGTACTACTCTAGTATTTACATAGAATGAATCTGGTAAGACTCAATCTATAAAGATAACTCAAAGCGGTTATACTCCTACATATACGTTTAACGTAACTCCGACGAATTTAGGCGTAACTGCAGCAGAAACGAACGAGACGCTTACAGTGAATTCTTATAAGACTGTACTTAAAAGCGACGGTAGTGAAACTACACAATCTCTAAACTACGAATTCTCGTCAAACGCATTTTGGGTTAATGCTAAACAAACTACAACCCACACTATATATATAACTGTAGCATAGAACTTAACAACTAACTAGAGAAGTGCTAAGATTACTTTAACTCAAGCAGAGAGTGGAGCTCAAGTATTTGTAAATGTTATTCAAGATGGGGCAGAGGAAGTAGTTAATAAATTAACTTTGAATAGTCTTACGTATGATAATGGTTATTTATTCCTTTCAGGTACGAAACCAGTAAACCCTAATGATTATTCTTACTTCAGGTTCGTGGCAGGTGCTTCTTTTCATTGGTATGCTAGTCGTGGTATAGTAGTTAATGAGGGCACTGCGTACGCCGGTGATACGGTAGATATATATGTATATTCGAGCGGTAGATATTAGTTAGTAAGGTCATTTTAGTTGCAATTAGGAGAACAGACAGTTAACTACTAATGTATCCATACTTAGCACATATGACAGATAGAGAATTGTTGGAGCAGATATATCTTCTGCTCCTTCAAATCAACGTAAAGGTAAGTGAGATAGATAATGATACTAAACAATTTGGTATGAACGTAGCAGCCAATCTAGTTGGTGATGCTCTAATGATGAATAACAATGATGCCGAGAGAAGAAATAATTAAACAACTTAAACCTTACTTTAACGTAAAGGAATTAGTATGTAATCACATATATAGTAGATTTGGAGAATAGTCATGGATGTTCTTAAGTACTTAGTTACTACATGTGTTACTGTGTCTACGTACTGATATTTTACGAATGCCAATGCATATTAACATTGGTAATATGCATCAAAGGGGTATGCGTTGCAATCTATGCCCTTTAGTAAAGAGTAAGAAAGGAGTATATGTTAGCGGGCACTGTTTTGATAAAGATACAGAGGTTTTGACTAACAACGGTTGGAAGAAATATTATAACATATTAAATTCTGACATGTTGTTTACATATAATATATAGAATGATTCTATAGAACAGAAGCCTATAGATGGAATAATAAGATATGATTTCGATGGAGAACTGTTATGTGCAGAGAATCAACATATTTCTTATGCAGTAACAGATAAACATAGAATGATAGTTCAAAACCAGACAGGAAAATACAAACGTGTAACTAATAAGGTTATCAGTGAGAAAAAGAATAACGGTTATCATATAGAACTAGCAGATTCAATACACGGTAGTAGAAAATTATTTAAAACAGCAGGTTTATCTTCTTGTAATAATGAATATGATATTAATCTGCTCCGTTTCTGTATGGCTGTAATATCAGATGGATATTTAGAAATAAAAGGAAATTGTGTAGCGTATAGATTTAATTTAAAGAAAGAAAGAGATAAAAAAGAATTAGAAGATATATTATCCGCTCTACATTGGAACTATACAAAAAATTATAGTAAAAGACACGAAAAGAATGGATGCCAAGGTGTATACTCTTATTATATTAACTCTACTACAGGATGTCAAGTTAAGTAGATTATAGGCCTAGATAAAAAGATTCCTTTGTGGTTCTTATCTCTTAAACCAGACATATTAAAGCAGCTAATAATTACATACGCTAAGTTTGATGGTACTTTTGACAATAGAGATAATAATAGTGGAATCACTATATACTCTACTGATGATTATAATACAGATATTTTACAAATAATGTCTATATTATGTGGAATGAGATGCGTAAAGAAACATGAAAAAAACGTATAGGTAAATATTCGTGGTTGCAGTTATAATGTAAAAGACTTTTATAAATTGTTTATAACTTAGACTAAAGACTGTAGTGACGTACAACGTGACTGTTATTATACTAAAAAGTATAAAGGAGTAGTATGGTGTGTTAATAATGAAAACACAACTCTAATAACTAGGCGTAACGGAAAGGTTGTATTTATGGGGAATTGTACAGGTAATGCTATTGACTTTACTTGTGATGATAAAACTGCAGAAGAAATAAGAGAGATAATAAAGGCTAAACCTTTGTTATTACCGTGTAAAATACGTTTGGAGGATGGGGTATCATGGGTTCATATCGATGTATATGATGATGGCACAGAAGATAAAATAACAACATTTAAAGCATAATATATGTTACAGAGAGAGATAGTTAGATTTAGAGCATCAGATGTACAACCTAATCCTCTAGAAGTAGATTATTGGATTGATGTTACTTCCAATTACTATGGTGGCTGTATTAGGTATTATCGTAATGATACTAATACATGGGAGATGCTAGATCTGAATGATAAGCAAGTAGATGCTATCATTGATCATATTAATAAAGCTCTTGACTAGATAGAATAGTTTATTAATGAAGCTATAACTGAAATCAGAAATGAATTAGCTGAATTTAAAGATGAACTGAAAGAGGAAGTTAATAAACTGTGGTAGTATATTAATCAGAAAGTAGAAGAGTTAACTACTCAGATTAACAATATTAGAAATGAGATTAATGATATCAAAGGCGATGTTAATAATATCAAGTAGGATATTACAAATATCAATAATAACATTGATGATATAAACCAAGATATTACTAATATCAATTCTAATATTGAAGAGATACGTCAAGATATAACTAATATAGTAGGTAGTGATTTAAGTTCTATTCAACAGAAGATTACTGAATTAACTCAGAATATACAAGAGTTAGATAGTAAGATTGACCAATAGATTAGTGATTTAAGAAGCTATATAAATAGTGAAATTACTAAAGCTAAGAATGAACTTAAGACCTACGTAGATGGTAAAGTTACTGACCTTACTGAATTAATTAATCAAGAGATTGAGAATAGAACTAATGCGGATAATAACCTACAATCTCAGATTAATGAACTTAAACAATTAATTACTAAAGCACAAGGTGATATTAATACTCACGCTGCTAGAAGAGATAATCCTCATGTAGTTACTAGAGCTCAGTTATCATTAGCTACTACTGATAGTGTAGTATTTAATAAAGTAAGTGCTCCTAGTGGATTCTTTAAAGAATGATGAGATAAACAAGATATTACTAATTCACCTGAATGGAATACTCCAGAACAGGAGATTATTTAATTATTAAATATTTGCAAATATGGTTAAACAAGAAAATCCTAATTTCATAGCATCTAAGTATGCTCCAAATCCTAAAGAGGTTTCTTATTGGATTGACTTAGCAACAGATAGTACTGGTAATGTTATTAAGTCATACAGTCCTGATCTTAAGAAGTGGATACCGTTAAACAGAGATGCTAATGTAGACCAATGGACTCATATTAAAGAGATTGTACAATCTGTTGGTTTGAACTATGATAAGAATAGCGATGTTATATCTTTACCTAATCTTAATAGTAATAACTATTTTAAAGGTAGTAGTATAGTAGATGCTATTAATAAAGGTGATGCTGCTGTAAAAGCTCAAGTAGATAGACTGGATACTAAGATTGATGATGTAAATGAAGACTTACAAGACTTCAAAGTATTAAAGGGTCAACCTAATGGTCTTGCTGAACTTGATAGTAATGGTAAAGTACCTGCTAGTCAATTGCCTTCATATGTT